CTCTAAAATCACTTAAAATGATTAATAAATTTACCAAAGAAGAACAAACAAAAATCAGAGAAATCTGTGAGAGACAAGAAATAAAAACAAAATGGTTATATAAAATCTTTAGTATAGAAAGTGGAGGAAATCCTTCAGCTGTTAACAGAGACAAATACAAGAATAAAAAATTAGTATATAAAGGATCTGGAGCAACAGGATTAATTGGATTTCTACCTACAACAGCTAATTTTTTAGGTACAGATACATCAGAATTAAAAAAGATGAATGTACTTCAACAGTTAGTCTATGTTGAAAAATATCTAGAAGAAATTAAAAAAATATACAGTATTAAAAGTTCTTCAGATTTATACTTAGCTATTTTTAGACCAGCTGCAATCGGAAAATCTGATAATTATGTAATAGGTCATAAGAATGGTAAAATATTTAATCAGAATCCTGGATTAGATATAAATAAAGATTCTGTAATAACTGTTAAAGATATAAGAAAATTTATAAGTTTAATTTAAAAATATATAATCCTCAGATTAGATCCTAGATAATAGACAATTAGAGTAAAAATAATTTCTCATTTGCAATCTAGAGATATTCTAAGTCTGAGGATTATCATTTTATGTAGATCAATATATAGGCCAGATTAGTTTAACAAATTAATCAAAGAATGAAAAAAATACTTAATTTAACTAAAGCAGCATTACTTAAAAAGAATTTAGATGAGAAAGCTGGATCAATTAGTATAGATAAAGATAATATTCTAATTGAAGAACAAAATACAATAAGATCAAACGAAGAACGAGAGATTGATATTGAAGAAATTGAAAACAAAAAAGAATTAAAATCTGATTTAATATTAAGACTTTATATTGCTATTCAAACAGCTAATCTTAAGAAATTAAAAGGTGATAGTCATGAAAATGCTTGGTATATCAAGAAATTATCTCAACTTGAACAAGAGAAGTTTCATCTTCTAAAAATTAAGAAAGCTGATACAAAGAAAAAAGAAGAATCAGAAGAAAAAGTAAAAGTATTATCTTTTATTAAACTTAAGGATATCTTAAAACGAACAGAAAGAATTGAAAAGGATATTCAAGAAATTAAAGATAAAATAGCAAAATTCAACAAAGAAGTAAATATCTCTATTGAAATAACTCCAGAAATGAACGAGTTTATAAAATCAGTAGAAAATTAACAAAATTAAGCCCCTATAACCAAAAGGGGCTTTTTAATTAAAATTAAATAATTATGAGTTTATTACTAATAGAAATAGATACAGAAACCAAACAATCTAAAGTAATAGAAAAACATAAACTATCTAAAATTGATATATGTAATATAATATGTTTATATTTTGGATTTGAATCATTAGAAGAATTAAATAATAATCCTTCTAATAAAATGTCAAAAGAAACACTCCACGTAATGACTAGACAATTTATATCATATTTTCTAGTTACTGAAAAAGGATTACTTTATAAAGAAGTACAAGATCTACTAAATTATGATAATATTGGATTAGTATCACGGAATGTAAAAATTATTCAAAAGAAAATTATAGAAAGTTATAATCCTAAACCTAAAAAGAGTAATTCTCATATAATTTCACCATTTTTAAGAGATCCGTATATCAGATCTTATAACAATTTATTAAGATTAATATCACAATTTAATATTAAATAAAAATGAGTAAATTTAATGAATGTGAACAATGTACATATAATAATACGAACAATTGTGCATTAGCATCTGGAATGCATTGTAGAATAGTAGAAGATAAACTTAGAATAGATGAATTAAATTTATCTAAAAATTATTTAAATTCAGACTATTATTGGAAAAGGTTAAAAGAATTACTATATGAAACAAGTTGATATTTTACAAATAGAATATATTTGGTATGATATATTAAAACTATACTTTAATTCAGAGTATTTTAAACAAACTATGATTAAGTTAAAAGAAGAACTTAAAACTCATACTATTTATCCTAAAATATCAGATATCTTTAATGCTTATAATAGTACTTCATTTGAAAAAGTTAAAATAGTTATAGTTGGACAAGACTGTTACATTAATGAAGGACAAGCTCATGGATTAGCTTTTAGTGTACCAGAAAACATTGAAATACCACCATCACTTCATAATATATTCCAAGAATTAGATTCTGATATTGGAATAGATATTCCAGAACATGGATGTTTACAATCATGGAGTAATCAAGGAGTATTACTATTGAATTCTATCCTAACAGTTAGAAAAGGACAATCTAAATCTCATTCTAAAATAGGATGGCAAACTTTAACTAATTATACTATTAGTCAACTATCTCAATGGAGATATGGATTAGTATTCTTATTATGGGGTAAAGATGCTCAAGAAAAAGAAAAATTAATAAATAAAAGAAAACATTATATTCTAAAAGCATCTCATCCAAGTCCATATTCAGCTACACATGGATTCTTTGGATGTAAACACTTTAGTCAAACTAATAGAATATTAGCCTTACAAGGATTAACTGAAATAAATTGGCAAATATGAAAATAAAAGATTTATCACCTAACACTAACTTAAAAGAGATAAAGGTAAGAACTCCAGATGGAATAATAGGAACCTGGAGATCTCAATGGCAAAAAGGAGTATGGCTGCATATAGACGGAGATAGTGAAGGAAGAATAACTCCAATATTTATAGAAGACTTAAAAGAATGTCTTGAATGGGAAATAATTACATAAAATATGAAAAAATATCAAAAAGTATCTTGTAAAAAGAAAGCAAAGGAACCAAAAAGATGTCCAAAATTAGTTATAAAACCTCATATTTATCATATAGATATATGTAGTGGAAATACAGAAACTTCTACTATTAGAAGATTATTTCTAATAAAGACTGGAATTTTATTAGGTAAAGATCTTAGAGTACAAAGATCTCAACCTAATCCTATAACTAAGAATTATATAAAAATGACTAATAGAAAGTCAAGACATCAAAAATTAACGAATAAATACAAAACTAGTTATGAATAAGAATATTAGAAAAAATCAAGAAAAAATAAATAAAGAATTTTTTTCTTCAGATATTTGGACTAATTATAAATCTAAAAAGCAAAAAAGTAAACAAGATAAAAAAGATGATATTATAGCAGAAAGATTAACTCATAATAAAGTTATAGATCCTTCTGGATTAAACTATAAACAACGTGCTAGATTGAGATATAAAAAGAAAAAAAATGAATCCAATAGCAATATGGTGTAAATTTAAAGGATATAGTAATTGGTGCTATAACTATAGAATTCCAGATGAAACAGAATTTGTGGATGGATTCGAATATGAATTTTTAGGATTTACTATTACTAATTATAAATTAGCACCAATTGAATATATAGAAACTCCTACTTGGTATAAATGTAAATTTGGAGATGGAAAAGGAGAATATATTACTAAATATAATTTAAAATCTTATTTAGAAGCTGGATATATTAGAGTACCAAAAGATGATTCTTTAGTATATGTGAAAGTAGATCCTAAAAATGAGATATTTAATTCCGATTTATACTATAATGGTAAAAAAAGGTATGATACATTTATATGGAAATATACAAGATATCTATTTGAAATAAACTGTATAAGATCTCAAAAATATCAAGAACAATTTTTAAAACCATATATAGGATCAAATGATATTATTGAATATATAACTGTAGTAAATAAATATAAGATGAAAGAGGATTTAATAAAGAAATTACAAAAGTTTATAAATAATCCATTTTCTTATTCTGAACTACTAATATTTTTAGATAAACAAATAGATATATTATTACATAATCAAGAATGGGAAAATAATAAATATATAGCATTATGGGATACTATATCAGATTTAGAAAGATATTTTTCGTATGCACAAGACTCAAAGTATCTTATAATAAGTAATATAAGTATTCAACAAATAGTTAACTATTATTATCAAAAATATATGTCAAAATATGAAAGTAAAACTGAAAAATCTAAATATAAATTAGATTTTAATTTAATTAGACCTAACTTAAAAATGTTATCTAATTTAATAAAATTATCATTAAGTCCAATAATTCCAAAAAGAATAACTTTTATAGATATTATCAATAAATACCCTAATAGATGGTTAGGTATTAACAAGGGATATAAACCATTACATACTATAGATGAAATTAATCATAATTTATATAATTATCAACCAGAAAAATCACCAAATAGATTAGTCTACATCGCCACTAAAGATAGACAACAATATATGAGATTACCATGGAAGGATGCTAATGAAAAAGTAATAACTCAATTAGCAGATGAACCCCAATGGGAATACATATCAAAAAAAGAAGGTAGACATCTTTTAAAACCAACTCCTGGACAATCTTTTATACCAGCCACTGAACCTTGGATAGAACCCGAAACTGATGAATATATAGAAGAATGTGTAGGAAGTTACAAAAATATTTATAAAGAAAGAACAAAATTTCCAAGACCTAAAAGTTCAACTAAGAGAATAGATCATTCAAATCATCACAAATCTAAAAGATCTCATCCTAATAGAAATAACACTTTAAAAGAAGTATTATGGAATGTAACTTTAACCAAACATGATTTTAATTCAATTGGTCCAGTAAATGAATGTACTTTTAAAATTAAAGCTACAACTAAACATGGAGCAATAGATAAAGCCTGGAATGAGTTTGTTCCATTATATGATGTTAAATTAAATCAAATAAGACCTTATTATAAGGCCGTAGTTGAACGATCTATTGAAAATGATACAATAGACCAGGTAAAGGGTAATAATTCAACCTTGGGCTTCCTAGAGGCCAAGAAATTGATTCTAATCACTAAGACTAAGTCTGGAGATAAGAAATTAGAGGAAATAGTAACTTATATAAGAAAATATCCAGAATTACACCCTCCTTGGAAAACTCCTAAAAAATGGAAATGTCCAATGAAGAGTTATTCTAAGAAATATTTAGCTAAAAAGTTAGAAAAAGAAAGAGAAAAATTAAACGAAGAATTGAAACTGAAAAAACAAAATAAACGTATTACAATTAACAAGAAACAAGAAAAAGTTCTTGTTTAAATTATAATACTTATATTATAATAAAACTAAGAGGGATAGATCTTAAAAAAGATCATCCCTCATTTTATCTAAACTTATGAAGAATGTGTATATTTATGATTTAGAAATATTTTCTAATTTTCATTGTGCAACATTCTTGAACAGAAATTCCAAAGATATTAAACAATTTGTCATACATGAATCAAGAAATGATTTTAATGAATATATTAAGTTTCTTGAAGAAGAAGTTAGTGGATTAGTAGGATTTAATAATTTAAAATTTGATTATCCTATTATTCATTCTATTTTGGAAAATAAAGATAAACTAAAAAGAGATTCTAATAATCTAACAGAATTTATATATCATCAAACTAGAATAGTATTAGATACAGAATTTAGTGAAGTACCATATTGGAAAGTATTAATTCCACAATTAGATCTATATCGAATAAATCATTTTGATAATAAATCTAAAAGAACATCATTAAAAGCAGTAGAAATAGCAATTAACTTAGAAAATGTAGTTGATTTACCATTTGAATTTAATCATAAAGTTATAGATGATGAAGTTCAAAGAATATTAGAATATAATTTAAATGATGTTATTGCAACCTATGAATTCTATAAATTAAATATAGATGAAATAGAAATGCGTAAACAATTAAGCAAAGAATATGGAATAGATTTACTTAATGCCAATGAACCTAAAATTGGAAGCGAAATCTTTGCTAAATTACTTAGCGAAGAAATGAATATTTCTATAAGTGAACTTAAAAGAATGAGAACTTATAGATCATCTATTAATCTTAAAGACTGTATACTACCATTTATTAAATTTCAAAGTACTGAATTTAATGAATTATTACAAAAGTACAAAAATAAGAATATAACTGAAACTAAAAATTCTCTAGAAGAATCAGTTATTTATAAAGGATTTAAATATGATTTTGGATTAGGTGGACTACATGGTTCAATAAAACCAGGTAAATATATACCTAATAATGATGAAATAATTCACGATATTGATGTCCAGAGTTATTATCCAAATATAGCTATAATTAATAAATTTAGACCTCAACATTTAGGAGAAGCATTCACTACTATATATAATAAAATATATCAAGAAAGAAAAACAGCTATAAAAGGATCAGCTAAAAATGGAGGATTAAAATTAGCACTAAACGGAACATTTGGTAAATCTAATGATATATATTCATTCTTTTATGACCCAAAATTTACAATGCAAATTACAGTAAATGGACAATTATTATTATCTATATTAATTGAAGAAATAGTAAATTATATAGACTGTACAATATTACAAGTGAATACTGATGGAGTAACTTTAAAATATAATAAGAAATACACTGAAAAAGTTAAAGGCATTATGGATTGGTGGCAAGGGTTAACAGGATTAAAATTAGAAAATAATTATTATGAACTAATGGTAATTCGTGATGTCAATAACTATCTTGCTAAAGATATTAAAGGAAAATCTAAATATAAAGGTGCTTTTGAAATAATTCCAATGGCTAATGGAAAAATAGCTTATTGGAAAGATATGTCTATGAAAATAGTACCAATAGCATTATCAGAATATTTCTTAAATAAAATTCCAATTAGAAATACAATAATTAATCATACTAACATATATGATTTCTGTAAGAGATTTAGATCTACAGAAGGATGGAGAAGTGAAACTAGATATACAGACTCAAACTTACAACCACAAATTGACAAACAACAAAAAAATATAAGATATTATATATCTAATCTAGGATCAACTTTAATGAAAGTCCATAATGATAAAAGAGAATCTAATATAGAAAAAGGATGGTTAGTAACTATCTTTAATAAATATATACAGAAATCAATGAAAGACTATAATATAAACTATCAGTATTATATTAATGAATGTAATAAAATTATTGATACTATTGAAAATAAACAATTAACATTATTTTAAGATGGAAAATAAAGATATCGTAATAATTTTGCAAAATAATTATTTTACATGTTTAGATATATTAAAAACAATATACTCTCCAGATAGTTATAATGGAAGTATGTATGATAGACTAATGAATGGAATACAAGAAATAATATCTAAACAAAAAGTTTAATATAATAAAATTAATATTAATTATTAGAAAAATATTATACTATATTCCATTTTTTCCTATAATTATTAAAATGAATGTAGATCAATGCAATGCAGAAGAAGAATATGAACCAATATTTAATTGTCCAAGATGTAGATCTGAAGAATTTGTAGGTATAAACTACTGTACTTAATGTGGAAAACGAATAATTATAATAGATAAAAAGAATGAAGAAACTTAACTGTATTATATGTGATAATCCAGAATGTTTAACAATATGTAATAATCCAATTTATATAAAAGCAAAGAAAAGAATATTACATTATTGTAGTGAAGAATGTAAATTTAAACATTACAAATCATGGAGAAAGTTAGTTTTGACTTCGACGATACATTAGAATTTAAAATAATTCAAAATTATGCAAATGAATTAATTGAAAAAGGAATAGATATATATATAGTTACTACAAGATATGAAGATACTTCTAATTATCCGAATAATAGAGATGGACATCTCAATCATAATGAATTATTAAAAGTTGCTAAAAACCTAGGAATAAAATACGATCATATTTACTTTACTAATTATCAAGATAAATGGCCATTTTTTATAGATAAAGACTTTATATGGCATTTAGATGATAATAATATAGAATGTAATATGATTACAACAAATACTAGAAACAAAACTAAAGGAATAGTATTTAAATCAAATTGGAAACACAAATGTAACAAATTATTAAATATTACAAATATATGATAAATATAACTATAGACGATGTAATAGATTATATAATACTAAATTTAATAGATAGTCCATATATAGGATATGAACTCACAAATACTGAATTAAGTATATTAATAGATATAATAAGAGATAGTAGATTATCAAATTATAATGAACTTATTTCAAGTAAATTATTAACTGATTTTTGGTACTTATCACAACTTCAAGTAAATAGAAAAAATTTATCTAGATCTAAAGAAGAAGAAATGTCTGATATTTGTGAACTATTAAATCATAAAGTTAAATATCAACCAGAAAGAATTACAAAGTCATTACTTAATAAAAAGAAATAAAATGAAATTAATTAATAAAATTAGATTTTGGATTATTAGTAAATTATTTACATATGACGAAAAATGGTTGATTTATGATGCCTTAAAAATAGGTATAGATAAATTACATGTACTATCTATAACAAATAAAATTATAGATTACGATAATACTCAAGAGGATATAAAAGAATTAGAGTTATTACGTACAATATTTCACATAATCTATAGATAACAAATATATCTTATTAAATCAAATTAAAAATAAAATATAATAATATGAAAATAATAAATAGCTCATAGATAATCTAAAATTACAAACATCTACAATAATAAGAGCATTAATAATAACAAGGAATAATATGTTATTACAAGTAGATGTAAATTATCTGTTAAAAAACAGAATAACAGTAGATCAATTCTTAATCGCTCAATTAATCTATGAAAAGAATTATGAATTATTAAATCTATATCTTGATTTGTATTCAAGTGAAGAATTAAAAAACATATTTCTTGGATTAGTTAAAACTGGATTAATTGATAATTATAATTATAATGATCAATACGATTTTAACAAGTTTATAATTAAACCATACTTTGTAAGTATATTAGCACAAGGTGACTTCTTTGATGAATTTATACAAACATTCCCAGCATTTATAATTAGACCAGATGGAACTAAAGATTATTTAAGAACAGATCTTAATAGATGTAGACGTACTTATAATAAAATAACAAATAATAAGTATGCTATACATTTACATATATTACAATGTTTACAGTTTGAGATAGCAATTAAACGAAAAGAAGGTAAACTTGCATATATGAAAAGATTACCAAGATGGTTAGCATCTGAAGAATGGAAATGTTATGAACAAAGAATTAAAGATGAAAATCTAGAATCTTTATCTAATACGGAGGAGCTAGGTTATGGCAATAAACTCGAATAATAGTTTGACATTTAAACATATCTCACATGCAACAAATGAAGCTATCGAATATATAGATAACAGACGAAAAGGAGCTATCAAATCATTAAAAACTCGATGGAAGAAATTTAATTATACTTGTATGGGTGGTATAGAAGTTAATACAATCTATACAATAGCTGGAATATCCGGAGCAGGGAAGTCAGCGTTTCTAAATTCGTTAGAAACAGATCTATTTGATTTAAATCCAGATATAGATTTTATCATACTAAGTTTTAGTTTAGAGATAAAAAACAATGATATTATATAACATTATCAAATAACTTTCGTATAACTTGATAAATAATCAATTTAAACGAAAGATGATACAAGAAATAACACAAATACAAAAAGAATTCTTTGCAGGTTGTATGTTAGGAGATGGTAATATGAAAATACCATCTAAATGTATAAACGCAATGTTTCAATGTCAGCATGGTCCTAAACAATACGAATATAATAAATGGAAAAGTCAAATATTAGAAGGATTAGGATCTAAATTCTATAAATATAAACGAAAAACTGTGAGTAAAAAAACAGGAAAATTATATGAAAGTAATACTACTATTACAAATTGTAATAAAGAAATTACTAAATTATATAATATATTATATAAAAATAAGAAGAAAAAAATAACTACTGAAATTTTGGATAATTTTACAGAATTTTCACTAGCAATTTTATATATGGATGATGGTAGTTTATCTAGTACACATCCAGAAAATACTTCCTATATAATAGCATCTTGTGGATTTGATAAAGACTCATTAATATTATTTAAAGAATTTTTATTTAATAAGTGGAATATTGAAACAACTATATCTAATGATAATAGAATTTACATTAGAGTAAACTCAAGAAATCTCTTTGAATATTTAATTAAACCATATATACAAAAAATTCCTTGTATGTTATATAAAATTAGAAAAATGTCTCGTAATTCCGTTAATTGTCTGGAAAACCCTGAAGAGGGCAATCAGCAGCCAAGCTCTTGTAGTAATACAGAGAAAGGTTCAACGACTAGTAGTGAGTCTCAAGTAGACAATAATTCTACCACGAAAGCGGAAATTCCAAAATCAGAATCTTTTCATCCGTTTTATCGTTTAATTAATGATAAATGGACTGCAACTAATTCTAATTGGAATAAGATATAGTCTGAACTACATATATAACAAAATAAAATGTAGATGTAAAGGATAAAGAGCCTTTACGATAACACATTGGTTAAGTTTTAAACAAATAGGACGTAAGCTGTCCTACAAACTAAAGAAGACAACATCAGAATTATATACTGTTATAGAACCACTTTCTGATTTAGACTTTAAAAAGGTAGAAGAAGAAAGTAAAAAAATTAAGACTTATCCGATTTATTATGTAGATAGTCCAGGTACAGTATCTGAAATCAAAAATACAATTGATAAATTCAGAGAAATATATGCTAAAGATAAATGGTTAATAGTAGACTTTGATCATGTATTATTAACTAAAAGTGAATCTGGAGAACAAGAAAGAACTACATTAGTAAATTTAGAAAGAATGTTTATAGAAGAAAAAAAAATAGGAAAAACAACTATTATACAATTAAGTCAACTAAATAGAGAAATAGAAGAAATTAGTAGAATAACTAATCCATCTTTACATTTTCCTCAAAGACGAGATCTATCAGGATCTGATAGTTTATTCTTTTCAAGTGATTATGTTATAGTATTACATACTCCGGAAAAACTCGGTATACGAGTATATGGAATCAATAACTGGCCTGTTGACAATATGATCTATATGCATATACTTAAATGTCGAGAAGGAGAACCTAAAATACTATCTTTTATAAATAATTTGAAATACAATAGTATTGAAGAATATAATCCAATAATAAATTAAAAAATTAAAAATGAAACCAAATATTGAAAGATGTATATTTTCAATAGTTCAACAAAAGAATAAAGATAAAGAATCAAAAGAATTTGTCGTAGAAGTAGATGATTGTATTGGAGATTATCTTGAATCTTTATTGAATATTATTGAAAAACATAATAGTAGAGGAGTAAATCTAAGAAAAGCGTCAAATATTGATTTTGGTGACTTATTAGTATTTACAAAAAATGAAATCTATATAAAGAAAAATTATGTATCTAATAGTAAAGTATATAGTTTAGTAAGTGATTACTATAAGATAAAAGAAATGATTAAGAATCTTTATAAAGATAATTTAGATAATCTTCCTCATAAAGATTGTAAAAATTGTCCATATTACAAAAGTGGTAAGAAATTTGCAAAACAAATTCTCTTTGATAATGAATATATAGATATAGATGAAAAAGTATCTATATTCAACAATTTTGTAAAGATTGGATATGACACATTTGATATTAAAAATGATCTTGTAAATATAAATGGTACTATCTATGAAGTAGTAACAAATGATATATTTGTTAAATCTCCAAAGAAAGAATCACTATGTTCACAGATAATGAAGAAATGTTTAAAAATGTGCAAATAATTAATTAACAATATAGACTGTTAATTAATTATAGTTAATATAAAGGTGAAATATATTATTAATATGTTAGACACGTCCAGACATGGAAGGGTTGATTACTCAAAAGAGAAAGGAGAGAATAATGTTCTTTTATTTTTCTAGGCGGAGAATGGAGGAAAATAAATATTGAAAAATATTTATAGTAGAATATCTGCCACAGAACATAATATATTTAATTAACAGTCTTTTTTAAAGAAAGACTATAAAATGACACCATATCAGTTTATGATTGTCGGATCTCCAGGTAGAGGAAAAACATATTCATTTGTAAATATGAATCCTAAAACTTGCGGATTTATCAATATGGAAAGTAAACCATTACCGTTCATAAATAAATTTGAACATTATTACTGTCCTAATACTTGGCAAGATGCTTATACCAAACTTATCGAATATGCCAAAAATGACAAAATAACTGAAGTAGTCTTTGATAGTTTTAGTTCTTACATGGATTCTGTACTAAAAACAGCTCGTGAAACTAAGAAAGGGTAAACATAAAGTCAAGCCCTAACTCCTTAAATTGCGTGAAAGCCTTTAGAGATGAGTAAACTACAAAATTATCTGAAAAGACGGATTTGAATGTTGGAAAAATTACTCATATTAGGTAACCCGCAGCCAAGATTCTACGTATAATTATAATAAAATTATATATGAATAAGGTTCAACGACTATCTCGAAAGAGAGTAACTCTATTGAGTGAAACAGGGAGTATTTTATATGAAAACAAGTATATATGTATTAATTGATCCTATAGATAATAAAATTAAATATCTAGGTAAAACTATACAACCAATAATGAAAAGATATAGAGCACATTTATCTGATACTTCTATATCTAAAAAATCATCATGGATTAAATATTTAAAATCTCAAAATTTAAAACCAATAATTAAACTTATAGATGAAGTTTATGAAAATTGGGAATTTTGGGAAGAATATTGGATTATTAATTTAAAAATATTAGGATTTGAATTAAAAAATCTTACTAATGGTGGTGAAGGAATGTATGGATATAATATAACAAAAGAAACAAGAGAAAAATTATCTAAAGCTTTTAAAGGTAGAAGATTTTCAGAAGAATGGAAAAAAAGAATAGGAGAAGGAAATTCTGTTCCCATAAAACTTTTTTCATTAAATGGAAAATTAATAAATACATTTGAAAGTGCTGTACAAGCTGCTAGAGAATTAAAAATAGAAAGATCTCATATAACAGAATGTTGTAAAGGTAAAATAAAATCTTGTAAAGAATTTACATTTAGATATTTTAAAGATTCATTTGATAAATTTGATATTAAGTGGAATTCTAAAACTGAAATTTTACAATTAGATAAAAAAGGAAATTTAATAAAAGAATGGTCTTCAATTATAGAAGCTGCTAATTCTTTTAATATTAAAGCTCCGAATATATCTAGATGTTTAAGAGGATTAAGAAAAACATGTAAAGGTTTTCAATGGAAATATAAAATAAAGATATAGTCTGATCTCATATGAAAGTATGAGTTAACACAAATTTGTTGACATCTGGAATCTATATAATGAAGAAATTGGTAAATTAATGTTTATCATAAAAAAATATCCAAAAGATATATTTTTAACAGCTCATTATGAATGGATTCAAACAGAAGAAGGAGCTATTGAAAAACGTATAAAGGTCAAAGGGAAAGAATGGGAAAGTATGATTGAAAAAGAATTCACCATTGTAACCTATGCTGATGTACGAATTAAAGACGAAAAGAAACAATACAATCTCAAGTTAAATACTGATGGAAAAGATTCTGCTAAATGTCCACCGATATTCTTAGTAGATAATCAGGATTTTATTCCTAATGATTGTAATAAGTTCTTAGAACATGTAAGAGAAATATTAAATAATAACAAATAAATTAATAATCATGTTAGTAGTAATAATGCAAATTAATAGAAATTTCAAAGTTATCTAAATTAAAAGCGTTATTATACTATACTTAAAAACTAAATAAGTATGTATAATATAACAAAAGATCTTCCATTCGAATCCATAACATCAGATTTTATGGATACTGGTATTCATGAAAATGTTGAAATGGTTAAAGTTGAATATGGAAAAGCAACAAATGAATTCATCGCTTTCTACTTTAAAGGAGAAAATGGTGAGAAGTTAGTATATACACAATGGAAACCAGGAGGAATTGATCCTGAGAAAGTTACAGAAAAAGAATTAAATCAAATGAGTCGGATAAAACAAATTTGTATGTGTTTTATACCAGAAGAGAAATTTGTTTTTCAAGCCAATACATTTGAAGATTTTGCTAAGAAAATTATAGAATTACTTGGTAATACATATGTAGGAATTAAACTTAGAGTAAAAGTAGTTTATTCTGGTAACTACACAAGTCTTCCGAATTATTGGAAATTTAGATTTATTGAAAGAATGGATACTGTATCTAAAGAGAAATCTAAGATTAAAATCTTATCTATTGATAAATTAACTAGACCAACTGCTGATCCAATTCCATCTGTATCTAACCCATTTGCTGAAGCAGGGTTTGTAGCTCCAGTATTAACAAATGACAGTCCGTTCTAATTAATAGAACATTTTTATATATCCCCAGGCTTCCTGAAATATGGAAGCCTTTATTTTTTTAAAATGTATGATACTAGATTAACAAATATAGATTTATCTATAGATAGTATATTAGAAAAAGTTACAGAATATGATATATATAAATATTATATAGGACAATCATTTAAGTTAGGTAGGATAATGAAGTCTCCATTTAGAGATGATAAACACCCATCATTTGGAATATTCAAATCTATCAAGAATAAATCATTATTATACAAAGATCTAGCTACTGGAAAAACTGGAAATTGTATCCAATTTGTTCAAGAATTATTTAATATATCATATAGAGAGTCATTACTAAAAATACTAAACGATTTAACAAACAATAGTTTAATTAGATCCGTAGAAGGAATATCTATTAAAGAAGACTATGAATCTACTAAAACTATTATATCAGTTTGTAGAAGAAACCTTTGTAAAATAGATGATAACTACTGGAGTCAATATTGCCTTGAAAGAAGCGATTTAAGATACTTTAATGTATTTCCAATAGAGATGTATTGGATTAATGAGATCGTTCAACCTTGGACCTATAATGTGGCAAATCCAGGGTATGCTTATCAGATATATAACAAATATAAAATATATAAACCATTATCTAATAAAAAAGATAAATGGATTAGTAATTGTAATTCATATGATATTCAAGGTTATGAACAATTAGAATATCAAAATGATCTGTTAATTATAACTAAGTCATTAAAAGATGTAATGGTTCTATATAAAATGGGATATAATGCAATTGCTCCACATGGAGAGAATTACTTAATTCCTAAATGTATAATAGATAGTCTTAAAAAAAGATTTATCAAAATAGTTATATTCTACGATAATGACGAAAGTGGTAAAATAGGTAGTAATAAACTAAGTAATAAATATACTATTCCTACTATCTTTATTCCATATACTAATTATAAAGATATATCAGATTATGTTAAAGAGTTTGGATTAGATGAAGGAAAAAAGTTAATGAAAGAATTGTTAAGTGAAGAAACAAAAAAAGTTATTAAGACAATTAAGTCCCAATAACAAATCCAAGAAAAAAGGAACTAAAAAAGTTAATTCTGCTAAAGTAGAATATAATGGAATATTGTTTGATAGTAAACTAGAAATATACTGTTATAAGAAACTAGTAGAATCAGGATTACAATTTGAATATACTAATAGAAAGTATGTAATTGTAAATCCATTTACTTTTGATAATCTATCATATGAACCTAATAAAAGAAGTGGAGATCTATTATCAAAAAGAACAAATAAAATCAAATATATATCTTATACTCCAGACTTTGTAGGAATAGGATGGATTATAGAAACAAAAGGTAGGCCTAATGATCAATTTCCACTAAGATGGAAATTATTTAAAAAATATCTAACTGACAATAATATCAAATTTGACCTATATCTGCCTAAAAATCAAAAACAGATAGATCAATGTATAAAATTAATACAATTAAATAAATGAAGAAAAGTAAATCTAAAAAAATTAAAGATAAAATTAAACAAGTAAAGGTTCGGGTATTTTCTGAATATGTTAATATAAATGGGACATATTGTCCACAATGGTGGTAATATGACAGAACTTACAATGTTTATAATAGTAATCTTATTATGTATATTGGCAGTTCCATTTGCTAAATATTTATATAATAGAAAATGACAGAAAAAGAATATTTTAATGAGAAACGAGTATCTTCATCATCATTAAAATGGTTTGAAATATCTCCTCTATTCTTTAAAAAGATGTTAGATAAAGAAATAGAACAAGAAACTAAAAGATATTTTGAGATTGGAAAGAAGATACATATGAAATTATTAGAATCAGATGAATTTAATAAAAACTATATATTCTTGGACTATGAAACTCCTAAGTCTGAGAACCAACGAAAATTCTGTGAAGATTATATTACCTTCAGAGGAAATAAAACGGAGAAACTTAAATACTCCTATAAAAACAACTACTCAGCAGAGAAATTACAAGAAGAGAAATTACTTGAGAAAGCCGAAGAACTTAGAAAATCTTTAAGTAAATACATAGTATATCTTAAAAAGAGATCTGAATATAAAGATATATTAACTTATTCAGATAATAAGTTAATCAATGAACTAGAACAATGTGTTAAAGATCATATCGCTGCTAATAAATTATTATATATTACAGATGAAGATAAAATGAATAATATAGAAGAATATAATGAATTAGTACTATTCTTTAAATTTTTAGATATAGAATGTAAATCTATGATAGATAGATTAGTTATAGATCATAAGAATAAAATAATTAAACTTATTGATATAAAAACTACTAGTAATTTAGGAGAATTTGAACATTCATTTGAAGAATTTAAATATTATAGACAAATGGCTTTTTATTGGGCAGCTATACATTACTTTTGCAAAGAAAAGTCTATAAATATAGATGATTTTAAAAAAGAAACATATATAATAGGATTACAAAAAGGAGATTTACCAGAATGTAGAGTGTTTGAAATATCTGAAAAATGGTTACTTAAAGCATGTAATGAATTTGACATTCTATTTCCAGAAATTAAATGGCATTATGATAATAACTTATGGGATCATACTAGATCTTATTATGAAAATAACGGAATAGAAGAATTATGATAACAACTAATATATTACTAGGATTGATACTATTTATATTACTATCATGGTATAGTTCATGGATAACTAAAAATAAATAAATGGATATAATTAATAATGAAAGAAGTAAAACTACAATTTTTATACTTCCATTATTATATCTTGATTACAAATTTACCGAAATAATTACAAAGAATTTTTCAAATTGTTATATATGTAATGAAGATAAAGTTATCATAAAATATGATAATAATATTGTAGAAATATATATATCAGATGAATTAATAAACGACTACAAAAAAATAATCAGAAGTAAATATTCAAAGATATCAGATAAATCAAAACAAAGAATATTAAACTTTTGGAATGAAGATGAAACTTCATATCTTTATAGTATATTATATAAAACTATAAAAATATTAAACTATTGGCAGTCTAAGACTAGTAAGAAATTATACCAATCTAAAGATAAAGAATATTGGCCAAGATTTAATATAAATGAAGAAAGTTTGAAATGTTAAACCTTAAATTTTACAAAAATGTGTAATAATAATGAAATTCAGTTTTTAACAAAAGACCAAATAAATGGATTAATATCTATTCTTGAAAAAGATTATATTATACCTAAGATTGAAGAAAGACTTAATTTAATAAAAAAAAATGATAATTATAAAGAAATTTATAATAAGATTAAAGAACTTTCTATAGAATCAAATAAAGTAACTAAACAACTAGTAAAACTAACTAATGATTATTATTCTACTATTAATGTAGAAGAAAGTTCTTTAAATACTAAAACTCTTGAATCTTTAAATATTAAAAATACATTTAATATAAAAAGAGAAATAATAGAAGATATAAAATCTCGCTTACAACTTATGAAAGCAGATAATTTTGATATTATTATTGAAAGTATGATTAATTATATAGATGTTGATAAATATTTATATAATAAAAATACAAAGGTTGAAGAAGACGATTACGAAGAAATTGATGATTAATATAATTTAAATTCTAATTAATAACAATTTAACAAATAAAACAAATGGAACAGAAAGTTAACGTTAACGAAATATCAGTTGAAAGAATCATTTCATTGGAAAAACAGAATGCACAGTTATTACAAGAAAAAGGTGAATTGAAAGCTGATAAAAAGAATCTTGAAGATAAGATTAAAGAAGATCAGAAAGAAGTAAAAGTTATAAATGGATATAATAGAGAAAATTATCGAGGAGATAAGGAATTTGTAATAAGTTCAGTTGAAACTCGTAATCTTGGAGATGTAGAAGAATTAATCGGAAAAAAATACAAAACTGAGATTGATAATAAAGATAAAGAGATTAGAACTTTAACTTCTAATTTAGAAGATCTTAAATCTTCACATAGTAGATCTAAAAAAGAATTAGAAAATTCTTATGAAAACTATCGTACTGATTTAAAGATTGATTATGATAGAAAGATTAAAGATCTTAAAGAAGAACTTAAGAAAGTTAAAGAAGATAAAACTGATGAACAAGAAACTGAACGTAGAAATCAAGAAATTATTGATTTAAAGCAACGTATTAAAGATCTTGAAAAAGTAGTTAAGAACTTAACTTCTACTAATTTAATTAAACGTATCTGGAATGCTATTCTTGATAAGAATGCTAGAATTGCAGCTCAGAAAGAAATAATTGAAAAAGAAAAATTAGTAGATAAAATTAAAGGTACTAATAACTGGTATAATTGGAACAATGTGTTCGGATTCTAAAATCCATTTAAAGGCCATTTTTAGCCCCATAGTTGAATGATCTATATTTAGTAATATAATTCTATTACTTTATATAGATCGTTTAATGTAAGGCTTTATTTTAAAGACTCTAGTGACGGAATTGGTAGACGTTAGATTAAGCAGTGGATAGTGTGCCATTGGTGAAAGCCCAAGAAAGTTACACGTATAGGTTCGAATCCTATCTAGAGTCTAAATTATAATTTACAAATTTAACAAATAAAACATATGTTTATATTAGATAGTAAAGTAGAAAAATATACTCCGATAGGAGATACTCCAAACGGATTAATTGAAAAATTAGATAAAGGAGTATATAATTTAGTAATTTCTGATGATCCACCACAATTATATTTTACTAAAAATAATGATTATAAGAATGGTATTAAATTAAATCAAGGAATATTTAAAAAAGTTAGAGATTTCTTTGATGATTTCTTTAGTAGTTCTAAAAGTGAAGCTAGAGAAGCATTAGGTATGAAACATAAAGTTGGTGTAATATTTAACGGAGATCCTGGAACAGGTAAATAATTTAAAATATTTCTATTAAAATGAAACATTATATTTAATAGCAAGTATAAGGTATTATAAGTATATACCTTATCATGAATAAGCTAGAAAAATATAATAAAATAATGCATCAAAATAGTTTAGAAAAATTTGAAAAAGCTAAACTTTTATATATAACAGGAGAATATAGTTTGACTAATCTCTCAAAAATATTTAAAATTAATAAATCAAGATTTTCTAATTATTTAAAAAATAATAATATTATAGTTAATAATAAACAAAATATATGTAAATTTAATCAACATATATTTGATAGTATAGATAATGAAGAAAAAGCTTATTGGTTAGGTTTTTTATTTGCAGATGGATATGTAAGCGATAAAAGAAATAATATAGAATTAAGTTTAAAACTTAGTGATATAAATCATTTAAAAAAATTTAAAACTTTTTTACAATGGTCAGGAAATATTAGAAGTGATTATTTTAGATGTAGAGTTAGTATTTCTAATAAACATTTAAAAAATATACTTATTCAATATGGATGTACTTCTAAAAAATCTCTTACATTACAATTTCCAATTAATATATTACCAAAAAATCTAATAACTTCTTTTATAAGAGGATATTTTGATGGAGACGGTTGTACTCACATTAGTCTAAAAAAGACAAATTGTTGTATAATATTAATTGGAACATATCATTTTATTAGTAATACTATTAATTTAATGAAATGGAAAACAAATAAATTAATGCATGATAAAAGACATAACGAAAATACTATTTTCATACGGTATGCTGGAAAAACAGCATTAACTATTTTAGAAGAATTATATAAAGATGCTAGTATTTATTTAGATAGAAAATATAATAAATACAAAGAATTTGCCGTGTTATATAGTAATATATAATATGATAATAGAGTAAAAACGGTGAACACTGAGATGTGAATACCGTGGTAAATTTAGATATTACGAAAGGATCTAAATCACTGTAACGCGTAGGAGATGAATAAATATAATTCTCCCAAGAGTACTCTACATCCTAATCGAAAGATGGATGAAAATGTACGCTGGACTAGTATAAATAAGAAATACTAGAAGTTGAGATAACAACCTCAACGATAACAAAATCGAAAACATTCTTAGCTGGACAGATAGCCGAAGAAATATGTGAAAAAAGAGATGCTATAGCAATATTAGTTACTAAATATGCCGATTATTCTAATTTAATAGATACAATTAGAATTAATGATAAAAATAGACTTATAGTTTTAATCATTGACGAAATGGAAAAAACATTTAGAGACTATAATACTGATGCTTTATCATTTTTAAGTGGAGCTAAAGAAAGAGATAACTTAATAATTATTAATACTGTTAATGATAGCAATAAACTTCCATCATTTATCAAAGATAGACCTAGTAGAATTGAAGAAGAATTCTATTTTAGTTTTGATGATGAAGATATATTAACAAGTATAGTAGAAAATATGATTCCTAAAAAATACTATAATGATATTGAAATATCTGAACTAGTAACCAAACTTAAAAATTATAAAAATAAATCTATAGATAGGATTAGACATATTATTAGGGATATTATAGCAATAAGTATAGATCTTAAAAAAACTGGAATACAAAAAGAACTTATAATTAAAGATACTATTTCATCATCTAGACCTATAGTTGCAGGATTTAATTTACAAGATGAAATTGAAGATATTACTGATATCTATATAAAAACTAAAAAACCTGAATCAAATAAAGAATTTGATTGGAATAAAGATGTAATGGAAAAAGTATTTTCAGAAGTATGTAAAAATTAATATATCAATTTAAGAGGTTGATTAAATAAAAAAGGCTTAGAATTAAAAACTCTAAGCCTTTTGCTTTTTACTATAATTAATATAATTATCTTACAAAATTAATTTGAGATTTTATATCTTTAGTTTGATAAAATGATCTAGCAGCAGGAACAAAATCCCAAAATATCTTTTCTAATTTAAGATGTTCGTCCCATATTCCTCTATCGTATCTTTCAAATGGAGTCATTATTTGATGAAATAATTTCATTGTATTTTCAAATAGTGACATTGTAGCAGCTGGAGATCTTAATATTTTTTGAGCTTCTGCTGGATTAATATAAAACCATAACTCTGTCTTAAATCTTAACATTTGATATGTAGCAAAATCATACACCCATTTATCATCATCTTCACCTAATTTCATAAAAGCAGTAGCCATTACATAAGCTAATATTAAGAATCCAACTTCAGATGCAGTTCTTCTAATATTAGATTTCTCCATATCTGATAATTTATTCCATTCTTCTCCGAATACTGTAAATTGATATGTCTTTAATTCTTTTGCTAAATTTGATATAAATTTTCCAGTTGTACGATAGTATCCTTCACTATAATCTCCAACTCTTTCAACATAAGACATTTTTTTATATCTCTTAGTTAATCCAGGTACTATAAATTTTCTAAACATTATAGCTAATCTACCGATTGACATTTTTTGAATAGCCATCCTACCTAAATCTGAATACTCACCATGTACTCCTGATATAACCCCTTTAACTTTTGATGAAAAATTATCTTGATCAGATTTAGTCCAATCTGACTTTGTTAGATCAACTTTAGAATCTAATTCTAATTCTCCTTTATTATTTTTCTTATAGAAATCTAACATTGATCCTAATAACTTACCATCTTTATCATAAGCTTTCTTTTCTGCAAGCATTCCTAGGAATAATCTAGTTTGCATATAATCATCACCAGCATGCATAAAGAAATATAATGAACTAAAACTAGCTAATTTTTTAATTCTAGTATTATCTCTAAGATTAGTATCTATAGGATCAGTTGGAATATTAAAATTTTCATATAATAGGTTGATTATACTTTCTTTCTTTATCTTACCTACATCACCTATTATTCCAGGAAGATGATTAGTATAAAATATATTTGCTTTAGTATATGATTTAGAAGTCATATGTTGCTTTGCAAATGCTTCACTAGCTTGTAAAGCCTCTCCAAGAATAGCATTTGCCGTACCTGCTCTAAAGTTTAAAGCTAGTATATTAAGAGATGTAAACCTACCTAAACTATTAGCAAGTTTAGCAACATCAACATTCATTCCAAACAATTTAAATGATCCTTCTTTGTTTTCTTTAACTCCATAAAAGACCATTTCAAACCAATCATTTAATTGTTCAGCTAATCTACCACCTTTACCAGGTTTAGATTCAGTTCCTTCCTGTTTAGTTACTCTAAATAATTTCTTAATAGGATTACCTTTAGGATCTGTTCTTGTAACTTCTCTATTATTTACAAAGTACCTAGCCATTTCCATTTCTGGAAGTATAGAATTCTTTGAATTATAATCTACAGCAGCTGAATAAAATCTAAAATACATAGTAGATAAATCATAAGATTGATCTTCTATTGCTCTTCTAGTTTTTATTTCATAACTCGGTTCTTTAATTTTTGATATATAATTTTCAGCTTCTTTTTTACTACCAAATTCTTTAATTAACTTATTATTATCTTTAACATCAACTACTTGATACTTTTTAAGTTCTCCGGTAAAGTACATCGGTACAAAATATCTAAGATTACCCTGTTCATCTATAATAGGTTCATTGCCTCTTTCAGTATCATCTGGAAGAACATCAAACCATCTTTTCATAGTTTCGCTAAGTAATTTAACAGGAGATTCTCCTTCTTCAAACCTTTCTTTACCTTTTTTAGTAATAGCAGGAAGTTTTCCATGTCTTAATCTCATTTGAACTGAAAGATATGAATTAGCTTCATCTTCTTTTTCTTTTATAAACTCATAGAATTTACTTCTTGGGTCATTAGGATTTTTTAATATTCTACTAAGTTCATTCCATTGTTTATTTTCAGTAATAGGATCTACATAATCCCAATAATGTTCACTAATCCAAGTTCCTATTAAATCAGAAGATTCTCTTGATAATACATTAGCTTCATATAAATCATAAATACCTTTTCGATCATACGATGTTTCATTCCATTCTAACTCTGTATATTCTTCATCAGTTAATATTCCCTGTTCTTTTAAAGAATCTATATACTCCCATTTAGCTATATTAAATTTCTTATCATGAACATTCGCATGATTTTTAAGCCATTCATTAAGTCTTTTTTTTCTTAATTTAGAATCTAATTTTTCATCAGTTCTTAATCTCTGTCTTTCTATTTCATATTCATTCCAGAAATCACTTGAAAATTTACCTATAATATTTCCTGTATAATCTCCTTTAGAATCTTTCTCTAACATAAAATCATACATTTCTTTCATAGTTTTTTTGCCTTTCTGAAATTTCTCTAATTCTTCCATTAAAGGAACTATTTCATCTCTAAATTTTAATTTAGCAGAATTAGTTTCTATTTCAGCTAATATCATTCTTTTAGACATAGCAGCAATAATCGGGTCAGATGAATCTAATACAATTCCTGTCCATCTTGCAGCTAAATTAATATCTTTATTAGCCTTAAGAAGTTCTTTACGAATTAGTAATCTAGTTTGTTGTTTTAAATCTTGTTCTTTAAGATATTTTTGAGATCTTATATAATCAACTTCAGATATTTTAGATTTTTCTTCATTATTTAACGTTTTGTATTTCTTAGATAATTGTATTTCAAAATCTTTATATATTTTATTATAGTATGGAGATAGACTTTCAGCTGTTAATTCTAATCCTAATACATCATATAATTTTTTAATATCATTCTTTTTAGAAATAGTATCAGATAATACTTTACTTAATTTAACTTTTTTACCTTTACTATCTATAGTCATTATATTATCTATTCTTCCATCATCCATTAGAATAGCTTGAAATTCTTCAATAGAATCATAAGCAGATAGAAAATCTCTCCAATTATATAACATACCAGGAGTTAATACTTCTTGTCTAGTTTTATTTGAAGTTCCATCTGAAATAGCTTTTAGTTCTTTTTTGACCTTTAACCATTCATAATAGATTTTATTTGTACTTTCAGTAGCTTGTCTAGTAAATAATATCATAGCTTCTTCAGCCTCAAGAGTCTCTAATTTTTTTATAAACTCTTCTCTTTTTTCAACTTCACCTTCAGTTACCTTTTTTCGTCTAATTTGTAACTCTAACTTAGATTCAGTAGCTATTATTGCTTTACGTCTAACTTCTGATATTCTATCTAATTGATTCAGATCTTCTAATAAAGCTTTATCTGATTCAGATAGTAATTGATTCTCAACAGATTTACTATCTCCTATTATATCTTCTTTAGTTAAAGTCTCTCTTAAAGCAGGTTCACTTAATCCTAAAAAATCTAAATAAGTTTGTTTATAATCATTATCATTCTCTTCTAATAATTGATTAAATCTATCTATATCTTCCGTAGGTTTTCCATTATCAGATATATCACCTTCTAACTTATTCCATATATGATGAGATAAATCTGGAACTAAAGAATTCAATGACTTCCATGCTTTCGATGCCTTATTTGGACAAGTTATCATAATTATTCAAATAAATTATATCCGAAACTCTTTAACTTTTCTATTTCCTCAGTAGCTTTATCTAATGATTGACAAGGAATATCTATGTAATATCCTTTCATTTCATCTGCTATTTCATTAACTTTATCCATAGCACCTTGAATAGTATCATCCATAGTTACTATAGCTCCAATTTCTGGTAATCCTAAATATTGAGGTACAATATAATACTGATTATCAATAACTGTGACATTTCTAAATTTTATATTGTCTTTATACTTACTTGGAAATTGTACAGGTAACCAATTTCTTTCAGCCCAGTTACAATGAACTAATACCTCTACTGCATATTTACCTTGAGGAATAGGATCTATACATACTCCATGTGCTCCATTCCAAATTATATCTGATAAATTAGTAAATAATTCTTGATATACTTCATTAGGTGGAGAACCAAATCTAGCTGCGGGATCTATTACATATCCTAATTTATCTTTACCAATTCTCATTTCAGGATGAAAGAAATTTCTATAATTATATTTCTTTAATATTGGAGATATTTTAGTATTAAATTCTTTAACAGGATCTGGGAGATTTTTATAATCTTTACAAACTCCAATATATCCTAAATCTTTTATTTCTATTCCACAAAGAGTCTTAGTAGGGTACTGTCCATCTACAGTATATCCATCATAAGCTAATTCTACTCTATTTGGTAAATCATCTTCACATATAAATTCAACATGATTTTTAAATGCTCCTAAATTAGCTTCAATTTCATCTATCTTTGGAGATATATATTCATAATTAATAGATTTTACAGTTTCAAAGTCTCCTCGAAAACAATCAACTTTAATCCATATATTCTTATGTTCTTTAAGATAGGTTCTAAGATTTTCAACACCTTTAACTACTTCATAATGACCTAAAGGTAATCCTAATTTTACAATTAGTTTTTTCATTGCAACTCTTTCGAGTTCTAATTCTTCACCTTTTCTACTACCCCATACTTTACATCCTAAACTTTCTAAATGAAGTTGTAAATCTCCATCTATAAGATCTGGAAATACAAATAAATCTACATCATTAATATAATCAAAGTAGTTATTAACTCTTTCTACTCCTTTTATTCCATCTCCTATTAAAGTAAATTTCTTTTGAGGAAATGAACTCTTCCAAGGAGAATAATAATAAACTTTACCAAAATCTTTTGCTAATCTTTCTGCTACAGATACAAATGTACCATGATCGTATATTAATACTGATTTAGTTTTATAATTTGTCATTAACTATATTCTCCTCTATATATTACTCTTGAGTATACTCTATTTGCTCTAAAATGTTCTATAATAAAATCAAGAATTTCATTAGGATCAAAGTCTTTACAACTAAAGAAATTTATATATGCATCTTTTGTAATATCCAATGTGTGTATTAATATATTACTTGTTTTTATAAACTGTATTCCTGAGTAACCTTTAAGATGTGGTATATTAGATAACTCGTGCCAGTATTTAGGTTTACCTACTGGAGTCATATCACTTAACTCACATAATTTTAAGAAAAACTCATCTAGACTTTTTTTAGTAAATCTCTTAATATCACAATCATGTAGATCTACTATTATTTCTATTCCGTATCTCTTATTATCTTTCATCTTAGTACATAAATTATAATTTTAGTATTAATCGTTAATTGAAAATCTATTTTTACCTCCTAGTGATAATTTAAGTTTTGGAGATCCAAATTGATTACATATTTTATTTATTAATTCATTTAAATCCTCTATAGATTTAACCTCTGTATTATCTATTAACTCATTTAATTCTTTAATTTGATCTTCTGTATAAACTCCAGACTCAGATATTTCAGTTTTTAAAGATTCTATTTCTAATTGTATATTAGAAATAATAGGTTTATCAATTTTAATTCTACTCTCAGATCCGGTATGATATATAGTAAATTTAGCTCCTGTTTCTTGTAAATAGTCTATAAATTGACTATCTACATTAGGCATATCTCCTACTACAAACTGAGCACCTCTTTCATTAGCTTCATTAATTCTAGTTTTAGTTTCTACTTCTAAATTTCTTCCAGTAAATTCTTTATTCCTAGCTAACATTACTATTCCATCAATTGTTTTGTTAGTATCCCAAGGTAAAGTTTTTTCTGTAGTATATGAAGAAGATTGTTTATTTCTATCCATTACTTCAGTTATAGAAGTAGTTGCAACTTCTCTCATTGCTTTATCTTTACCATCTCCTTGAGGAGTACCTTTACCTTTATCTTCAAATCCACCTTTATATCCTTGAAATCTAGAAGTAATAGGAAGTTGCATTTGATCTTTAATTAATCCTTCATTCTCTTCTGTTTCTTCATCAAATCTTTTATTTATAACTAACTCTCTATTATTTGGATATACATAGTTAAAATAAGAATACATAGGATCTTTACTAATAATATTTATTATTTTCTCATCTGTTATCTCTATAACTTGATTTCTTTTAAACATTGACTGTTCTAATCCATATTCTTTAACAATTCTACCTTTACTACGAAATCCCATCTTACTAATTAATTTGTATACTGGAGATCTAGATACTCCATCATATCCAATATATTCCATTAAATAAGAAGTTTTATCATTAGTATGATAGTTGATATAAGATTTAAAGACAGGTTGATTTAGTTCATTATTTCCAAGATATAGTCTCCTCTTAATATCTACATCATCTACAGTTCCAATAGCAGGACGTTTAGTTTTGCTAGTTTCTATTACATTCTTAAGATCATCAGTATATAATTGTTCTACATATCTAGAATCATACCAATTATTCTTAAATATCTCTTTATCTATATTAGCAACTATAGAATCAACTATATCTAAGTTTTGTAAGTTATGTAATAAATTAGTAGTATATTTTGAGAAATTTAGTATATCTTGAATTACCTCTCCAGTTTCAATATTAGTGTAAGTATATTCTAATTCTTGAAATAATGAAGGTGGTATATAATGAAATATAGAATATATTCCTCTTTTAAATCCAGATGTATAAAATGAGTATACAAACAATTCTTTAGCAAAATCTCTAAGAGTTGGATCGTCACTTTGTAATAACTCTTGCCAAGCAAATGTTAAATCTTCTTTAACAAAATTATCATCTGATTTAATAGTTGGTATTCCAAAAAATACTAATCCATCTACAGTAGTTTTACCTTTTATAAGAGATTGTACTAATACATTATCTTTTAATAATTCTTTATATTTAGGATTACTATTAACAGTAGATAAGAAATGAACTACTTTACCCATAATAATAGCAACTTTCTTAGTGTCTAAGTTTAATAGTCCTTTATCAGAAAAGAATCTAGATAATAATGCAGAATGAAGTTCATCTGAGATATGATTCATTAATCCCTCTTTATTCTTAGCAAACTTATTTTTAGTAAGAGTAATAATTCTATCTATAATATCATTAAATGGTTTAGTAGATGTAATAGTTTGTCCTTCCATCAACTTAGTAAATAGTAATGGACCGTTACGCAAATAAGCTGAATTAAATGTTCCATCTTCTACATCAGTAGAAATTTCTGTTTCAGGATCAAATGGTAATAATTTATTAAGATTACTAAACAACTTATCGTCATATAAACTCCTAATAGAATCTATATACATCTTAGTTTCAATAAAGTTACTTCCCCACTTCTTAGTATCAACTCTAGAAGCCATTACTAATCTATTAAGATCTTTAGCGGCTCCTTTATCTAAAGTATGAAATAAATCTACTATCTTAAGTTGTTTATAATACCACTCAGCATCTCTAACTGGAGATTGTAATAGTTTCAATAAATCATCTTCTAATGGTTTATAATCAGTATACTTCTCTTTAATTCTAGCATCTTCTGCATTCCTTGTTTTTACACTACCAAGTTTCTTTAAAGAATTGTCATATAAATCATTCCATTTATCTCTTATAATTGTTATAGGTTTATCAAATTTCCTCACTCCTAATTCATTACCTTCTTTAACTTCATTAATATATTTTATTGATAAGTCTTTAAGGATAGGTTGAGATGTAAACTCAAATGTCTTTTCTCCAACACCAAGTCTAATTAATAACTGAACAACATTATAAGTTGGTTGAACTACATTTAGATCAATAATATATGGATCTTTTTCAATATCAACTTGTGAATCAATCAATGCTGATCCCCAGTCAGATATTAATATTCTTTGCCCATCTTTTTCTATTACTCCTTCTGTTTCATGTAAACTAGTCTTTCCATCTACTACTTTACCAATTTTTATATCTCTATTAAATGATATATTTGCTAACTGAGATATAACATGATGAGAATTACTTAAGGAAAATGATCCTTTTCCTAAACTACCACTAGCAAACTTAAATTTAAGATTAGATTGATAAACAGGTCCAGTGAAATCAAATGATTTTTCTTTACCAAGTTGTTCGGCATCTCTAACTTTCTCAGCTAATGATTTTAATCTACCGGTAACAGCACCAAGAGGAGCACTAGTAGATAAGAAATGTTGTTCGCTTAATAATATAGCTTTAACATTATCTAAGTAATAATTCTGTATAGCTTGTTTAGTATTCTGTTGAAAATAGTTTATACTTCCGTTAGAATGTAACTTTTTAAATTCTTCTCTAGATGGAAGTAAATTATATTTAACTAAAGTTTTTTCAATTATATCTCTATAGTCTTTAAGAACATCATTATCTTCATTAATAATATTCTTATAATAAAGGAGATCATCTATTCTACTATCAATATCAATAATCTGTCTATGATAGAATTCCTTCTCTCTATTAGACGAATTATCAAGTTGTTTGTATAATTCATTTCTTTTATCATACAAAGTAGATAATTTACTACCATCTTCATCACCTAATAACCTACTCTTAAGATTTAAAGAACTATAAATATTATCCTTAATCTCTCTAAAGTCTTCATAAGATTCCTTACTAAATATAAATTTATTATCATAGAAAGATTCATCTAGAATTTTATTATATCTCTGATCAATAGTAGAATTATCATCAGTCATAAATGGAACTTTAGACACTTTACCATCTTTATCAGTCTTATAATTATATCTAATAAAGAATACTTTATCTACGTCAAAGTCAGATCCAGTTAAAGCTGTAAACTCATTAGGTAATATAATAACATCACCAGAACTCTCTGGTAAGAACTCTTTAATTTTTAAGAATATACTTGAACTCTGTCCTTGATTAGGAATACGATAACCTATTCCTTCCAATACCTCTGGGTTATCCTTTAACCATTTAACTTTATCTTCCCATGACTTATTCTCATATCCAGGGATAATATCTTTAAATATTTGTACAGATAGTTTACATTCTGTACCTACAATTTTAGGATTTTCTTTATCTTTATTATCAAATAAAAATTTTAAGTTATTGGTTTGATCTGTAATAGATTTAGAACCTAATCCAAATCCAGACATTTGTATTAACTGCTGTCCAGGTAAATGTAAGTCTATCCCATACTTATTAATCATTGCAGTAAACCTCTGAAATATCCATTTTCTTTCAGGAAGTAGATCTATAGGAATATGTCTACGAATTGATTCCTGAACATTCTCAGGCATTCCAGATACTTTAGCATCAGATAATAATGAATTATAGAATAAATCTTCATTCATCTTACCATCTTCATCCACTCCTAATTTATCAAGAAGTCTGTGGGTTTCTTTATCTGATAAATTAATCAAAGAATTAGTAATATTATTCTTTATATCTTTGCCTTTTGCAGGTTTACCATCTATAATATAATCAGCATTGTCATCTATATTAGCTTGAGTAATCTTTTTAAATTGAGACGCAAGTAATACCTTCTGAATTTCATGAGGATCTGTAGCAGTTTGATTACGTAGGAATTTAAACTTTTGATAGTATACTGGCAATTTTGTAAGATCATTTATTGATTGACTAGATGTATCAGGATTTTTAAAATATTCAGTTGTTAATCTATTTCCTACTTTAACAGCACTACTAAACTTAACCATATAAATCTTTTCAAGATTTCCTGAAGCATACTTTCCTTTCAGTTCCATTCTATCAAGAAGTTCTTCAAGATGAGTTCCATTAACATAACGTCTAAATAAAGTAAATATAGCCATCTTATCATAAGTAGGAATAAGAACTTTATTATTATCATCTATATCATAACTAACTGTATCAAAATAAACATGTTTTAATGGTTGCATTACAATATTCAATGCTTCTTGTTCTTCTTCAACAGTAAGTACTTTATCGGATTGAAGCATATTAAATGCTATATCTATTTTATCAGACCATTTACCTCTACGTATTGAATCTCCTTTAAACATATCAGGAGTTATTAAAACCTGAGCATCAGTAGGAGAAACCTTAGTATAGTCTCTAAGAACTTTATCAAGTATCCTATCAACTAAAACTTCATCATTATTATACTTAGGAAGTAATAACCTCTTTTGTACTTTTCTAATTGCTTCGTAGTATATACTTGGTATTTTCTGTTCAGTTAATGTAGTTACGTTATATACTGGACTTTCGTATTCAATAGGAATAATCTCCCTTGGAGTAGATCCACTAGAAGTTAATACTGATAAACGTTTTGCATAATCTTCTGCTGGATTACCTGAGTTATCTGGTTTATAGAAAGCTACATCACCCATAAATATCATCATAGTTTCAATAGATGATATCTTAGTATTAATAGTATAATCAGCTAATATTGATCTTAAAGCATTATCTTTATCTCCAGCGTATTCTTTAGCAAGTTCAGTTACCATTCCATTGTCAACAAGAACAGATGATAATTTACCTTTATCAAATCTTACTATATCATTATTTCTAGCAAATTCAATAGTTTCATTAATATCATTTTGTAAGATATTCCTTATACTATTCTTAACAGATACTTCATCAAATACAAATCCTTTCTTATTGAAAGAATTAAACATATGTTGATATTTATAAGCTAATCCTTTATGCCAGTTCTTAACCTTACCTTCTGTAACATAATGATAATTTTCAACAAGATTTGTAAAATCGTTTACTTTTATAATATTACCATTCTCATCAAGATCACTATACTTCTCAAGAGTCCTCCATGCATTATATATTCTATTTTTCTCAGCTAATGCATACTTATAAAATACATCAATTATTTCATCTGGTATTACTAAATTATCTCCTTCTTTCTGATACTTAAGTTCTATCCTTTTAAGACCTTTTAACATGTAGTATGTTCTTCTACTAGCCATAGTAGGGAATACAAAATATCCAGATCTAATTAAATTAAGTTTGTATAAAAAATCTTCAATTGGAGTTATATCAATATAGTTACGTCCTGTATCAGGAGTACCATCCTTAATAAAAGCATTAAATGTTTTAACTTGTAAACCATCTTTAATATCTTTATTAGTTTTTAATTGATCAAGATATTCTGAAAATCTAGAATAAACATCTTTAAATTTATCATCTAAAAATTTATCATTAGTTTTTAAATAACGAACTATATCAGTAACATAACTATTTTCAGAAAATACATGATGATTATTACCCTCTGCTCCAGGAACATTATCTGATATATTTTCATAATTAGTCTTAGCAAATGATGTAGCAATTTTACTAACTACAGATTCATTTTTAAATAAAGTTTTAGGTTCCCATTGTACTCCTTTTGACTTAGATTCTATCTTTTGTCCAGTAGCATATTTATATAAAGTACTATCCTTAGAAAACAAATAGAATATATCTCTATCTATTAAAATTCCTAAAGCTTTTCTTCTGTACCAGTTTTACCAGATTTTATAATATCAAATATAAGATCATCTATAGTCTTACTATCTACTTCTATATGAATATCATTAAGAATAGATATTAATTTATCTTTAAATTCAGTTGTATTAACTAATGGATTGTTATCATTAGCTGTCTTATAATCTTTCTTTAATTGATTATAGTTATCAAATATTTTATTTAATTTCTTTTGATCAAGTTTATCCTCATCAAATAGATTAGATAAAGCAAATATTTCACCCCAAGTATTAACTGTATTCTTAGCAGCATTTTGAATATCCGCATCAGTAAAATACATATTAAAGTTTGGTAATTTACCTTTCTCTTTAAACTCACTAAACATTACATTGATAAAAGAATGTCTATGTCTATGAATAGAAGTATAGAATTGAGTTCTAAGAAGTTCACTACCATTCTTTAATTTCTTAACTAATTGTTGATATGGAAAGTAATCTTTAGATTCAAGAATTTTCATCATATCTTCAATATTATCTCGACTATGAATATCATTCATTAATCTACTCCATATCTCATCAAACTCTACAAATTTGTAAAGTCCAGTTAATTGATCTACTTCTGTAGATTCATGTAAATTTGATATTAAAAATTTAATAGAGTTAGATATACTATCTTTTGCAGATCTTTCGTAAGATTCTTCATCAAATCTAGCTATCTCTCTATTATCTACTTTTCTATCTTCTCCTTCTTTATTTACCTTTCTAATTCCTAACTCATTATAGATATACTCCTCAATTGCATCTTTATATATGTTTTCATAGTTATCTACAACCTCCTGATATAAATCAGCCAATCTAAGGGCATTTTCAAGCCCGTGGTTAACTTTTAATGTAAGATTGGATATAGAGTCCACCTTGCACATATCTTTCAACTGTGAGGCTAATTTAGGGGTTAGTTGCCCTTTCTCAACTGTCTTTAATATCCAACTACTATACTCTGCATGTTTACTATAATCATCAACTAATTTCTCAATTCTATTCTTTAAGCTGTTAAAGTTAATAGACTGAATAGAATCAATTACATCAACTGCTGTATACTTAGATATTTGATCTCTAAGTTCATATTCTTTTGGTAATATTACATTATTAGGAATTTGAGTTTTAAGATTTTCAAATATTTGTCTTATTTCATTTATTGTATATCCTGCTAAAGAAGATCCTAATTTAGTTACTAAAAATTTCTTACTTGGATTATTACTTGCAAACTTTAACATCTTTTCTAATCCACTTTGAATTTCTTGCAAAGTAGATGATTTTTCAACTCTCCAATCTTTTTTAGTAATTATAGCATAAGATTGTCCTTGTAATCCTTCAGATTGTCCTTGTACAGCTCCAAACTTCTGTTTAGCTAACAAAGCTGCACCTTTACCATGAACTCCTTCAGCATTACTACCAAATACAAACACTTCATTAGGATTGAGAGTATTTATATTATCCGGAGTATATTCTCTAAATAACTTAGTACTAACATCTTTCATTACAATACTAGATAATCCTCTAACTAAAGATCTAAACATCTTAAAGTTAACAACATTATTTAATTGTCTATCTTTGTATTCTAATTCATATGTACCAAATCCTAATCTATCTAAGTTTTCTTTAGATGGTTTATTATATCTAAATTTACCACTTTGAATAGATTGAAATAATTTATCAATATCTAAATCAGTTAATCTATTAGATCCAGTAAATACATGTTTAACTAATAAATATAAGTTTTTAAAGAACTCTGCAATCTTACCAAAAAATGTAAGTCTTGGAGATTCACTTTCTCTATCAATTACATACTCTCTAAACTTCTCAGCTAATACTTCTTCAACTTGACTATCTGTTTGGTTAGTAAGTGTATATCTTTTTCTAGCTTCGTTATATATAGAACCTCTAGTTTCTTCATCTAAATATAATAATGATACTCTATGAAAAGCTTCATGATAACTAGTACTAGACATTGCTACATTAGATAATGCAATTGAATCTCTCTTCATTTGTCCAATAGCTATTCTATTACCTTTGGACATATATATTAATCCGTTTACTATCTCAACTGGAATATTACCTAATTTATCTCGTAACCATCTAGTTTCTTTTTGTATATCAATTATCTCATAATGAGGAGGAATTGTATAAGCCAACTTGAACGGAGCTTCATTACCAGAATTAATATCAGTGATAGGATCAGCACTATACCCAGTAATAACATCAGACTTTTTAATATCTGGAGTAAATTCTTCAATTGTAGATTCTTCCTTAATATCAGGTTCCTTAGTTTCAATTTCTTTAGGTACATTGATACTATAGTCTTTATAGTTAGTTAATACAGTACTAATCTTACTAACAGATTGATCACTAATTTCAATTATAGGCTCAGGATCTTGTTGAAATGATTCAATAGATATTCCAAATGCAGTTCTTAATCTAGCACCTTTAAGTCGATAAGATTTAATTCCTCCACTATCTACAACTGATAATACTAATACTGGAGTAATTATATCTTTATCTTCATCAACTCCAAGTTTACTATGTATATTAAGATATATATCAGTTCCTATTGGTAATGATTTTAACTTATTTATTTCTGTAGGAGATACTGTAAGTTCTCCAGTTTTAGTAGAAGTAACTTTAGTAGTTCCGGTATTCTTAGGATTTGTAGAAGGTTTGTTACTTTGAGTTTCAATTTCTTTAGCAGTAGCTTTAGCTTTCTTTATAATTGGTTTAGCAGGAATAACTTCATATCCTGATTCAGATATATCAATTATAGTTACAGGAGCATGATATAATGATCCTGTATTTTCAAATTCATCTACATCAGTTTGAACTATCCCATTCTTAATTAAGAATCCACTATAGTTATCATTACCTTCACTAACCCATGAACCTAATTTAAATTTCTTCTTCATAGGTTTATTAAGTTCAATTCCTAATTCTGGAATCTCTTTAGTAATAGTATAATTTTTATTCTTAGTAGCCCAATTAATAAAATTCTCTCTTTCCTGAGTTATATTAATTCTATTCTTGAATATATCATGTATATCTACAGTATTCTCTCCATAATGAAGAATAAGTTTATTATCTATAAATAGTTGTTTATTTTTAAGATATTCTTTACCAACTTTATTAGGATGATTAATATTAGTTTTAGGACCAAAATTAGTTAATAACTTTAATACTTGTCCAATAGTTAATCCTTCAACATCTTCAGTTTTATATACAGCTTGATTACCACCACTTCCTCTATGAGACCTAGTAATTAATACATCCCATAATATTGCAGCATGTTCGGGAGATAACTTAGATATATTACATTTGATAGTACCAGTTTCTCCGTTGCAAGTTTTGTTAGTTTCAAATAGTACATTACCAGGGGTTCCTTTACCTTTCATATCCTCATTACCCTGCCCAGTCCATGCTCTTTCAGTACTGTCTACTACTCCTAATTTTATTTCATTAGCATCTTGTTTTAATACTTCGTCAATACGTCTATTAACTCCAGTATTATTAGGAATACCCATTGTCTTTCCAATATTGTAAAGGATAACTTCTTTTCCAGATAATAATGCTGTCAATAATATCTTTCTATTCTTCCTTACCTTTTCTCTCTCAGATTGAATATATACCTCAACATCTTCTACATCAGAAGGAATAACTATATTCCATCCACCACCTGATAATCTATGAATAAAATTAGTATCATGATAATATAATCCTGTATCGAATATTTGATTATCTTTAGTTTTATAAGATATTTTAATAGGTATAATATCAACTAATGAATTAAATCTATCTTCATTATTAGTTAATCTTATAGTGTTTACTATATTGTTAATTTCTACTTTAGTAAACTTCTCACCATTATTAATCTTATCATTAACAGTCTTAGTTGTTTTCTCTAAAGCCTTCCTATACCTCTCATCAGTGGCTACATTAGCAACATTAGTATCAATACTAAAACTGACATTATCTCCTTTTAAGTCATTACTAGGTGTACTAACGTGTATATCAAATGCTTTATTTCTAACTATAGTTTTTCTTTGAGATGGTTCCCAATGAGAATGTGATATAGATGCAGATACATCTCTTAAGCCTCTTCCAGGTTCATCGTATAAAGTTTTCTCTACTTCTGGAGTTTCATCCCAATTAATAGTTTCAGGCTGATCTAACTCTTCAGCTCCTTCTTTATGAAACAAAGTAAGATTATTTCTATCTACTATTATATCTGGATCTCCAGTAGGATTACCAGTTTCATCAACAGGAGTTATAGTAGCATTTTCTTCTTCATCTATTTCATTTATCTTATGTAAACTAATAGATTCATCAGGAGCAGTATAAACAACCATATCATCAATAGATGGTTGATATACTTTATTCTCTTCTTGTTCTTCTTTTGCCTGTTGAGTATACTTAGTACGTTCTTCAGGAGTAGATATAAAATCATCTCTCTTGATACGTTCAAGATCACTCTGTAGATCAGATATAGCATGTCTGCTATATTCTAATTCTTGAGTGTGTCTCCTATAATCTTCAAAAGCTTTAGACTCTAATTGTGGTAAGTAATTATTAATAGTAGTTTTAGTAAATCCACCAATAGACTCTATATCTTTCTTTGCAGCTTCTACAGTACTTAGTTGAGTTTTAAGTTTATCAATGTTCTTTTGATATTGAGCTTCTTCTGATTCAGTTTCAGATCTATTTAAAGCTTTTTCAAAGAATTTAATTCTTTTATTTATTAACCTAGAATCTACTTCATGAAATAAATAATCTTTAACATGTGGAGGTAGTATATCAAGATTAGGAATCATAGACCTATCTTGATTACTTAATGATTCTAATCTATTTCTATTATTAATTTGATCTTCTAATAAAGCTTGATGATATGTAACTAACTGAGCTTTGTCAGGATTATATAGTTTAGAATTATCGTTATATATCTTTTCAATTCTTTTAATCTTCTCTATTCCTTTAGGAAGTTCAGATTGAAATACTTTAAGATCATTTTCATCAACTCCAAATCTATCTAATTCTTCTTGAGTAGGACTCTTCATTGCTTCTAAAAAATCCATAGCATTCCTAGCATTCCCAACAGTAGCAGCTTTAGTACCTAATGTAGACCATAATGCATCCTTAGTGAATCTCTCAGCATTAGTATCTCCATCAGTTTGAGCTTCTTTCATCCTTTGATTCCAGTAAGAGAATTGACTACCCCAAGATTGAATATCTTCTATCCTAGGATCTTTATTACCCATTATAGCTTTATTGATTGCATGTCCAGTAGTCTGTACAACCCCAGCTCCTACAGCACCAAAAAAACCTTGTGTCCATAAATCTCCATCTGCAAGATATGAATCTAATCTATCGGAGAATAATCTTTTTAGAGATGGATCATAAGTAGTATTAGCTAAATATTCACCTTCCTTTTGAGCTATATATTGAAATGCTTCTTCTCCACCTTCTGTCAACATATCCCATCCAATCGCAGCAGTTTTCTTCCCAATGACTGGAGTGATAGTCTTACCCATCTTTCTAGCAATACCAATTGTATTTTCTAAAGAAGCAGTACTAAATGATCTATTCAATAATAAGTATTGTGGTATATCTTGAGCTAGTGAGGCCCATTCCATTTTATATACACTAGATGCGGCTATAGAAGCTTTCTTTTTAGATTCTTCATCAGACATTCCAGAACTTAATGATTTATTAAGAACATCGTTATAAGTTTGATTAGAATCCATCATACTTTCCATATGACGAGATACAATAGCTTGAGTAATTCCTTTAGCTGCCCATCTTTCTGCAACTCCTAACTCTCTTCCAATCTTAGCAGCTTTACCTAACATACTTAATCCTCTAGTTGCACCAGCGGCAGGAATTAATAATGATAATGTAGATGCTACAGATGGAACATTATTCATCCACCAACTCCAATGATCAGGACTAAAAGATCCAGGTTCATAAGTTGTATATACAGGAGTTTCTTCTTGAGTCCAAGTTTGTAAAGACTTACCTATATCTGAAAACCAGTTTCCAAATTCTTGTTCAGTACCTTTAGCAAGATTAGCATATTGTTCAAAATCAAGTAAATATCCTATTCCTTCTACAGTACCCCCAACAACCTGTCCAACTACAGCTTGATTAATAGCAGATCCTAGTTGAGCAAATCCAGACTGTCTCTCTCCACGTAGTCTGTTTATGTCTACAAATGGTTGTACAGATGTATCATATTTAGAAGTTAATTCTGCTCCAGTATCTTGTATGGTAGGATGTGGAGTATTCCATACTCCTAACATAGGATCATACGAACTACTCTCTGGAATTCCTTGGGCAAGTTGTAACCCAGTCATAGGATCTATTTGACCACTATAATAATCTGTATCTCTAAAAGTCTTATCGGGCATGTTTATTACTTACTTCTTGTAATAGATCTATAATAATTTGTAAAGGTAGCTAATGCTGATTCTGTATCTGGAAAATATTTTCTATCTTCAGATGTATCTTTTGGTGGAAACGTATAACTCTTTCCATCAACTTTAAATTTAATATCTACTTTAAATTCATCACCTTGAGGAAAATCTATTCGTTCTTGAGATATCTCCATAGGTACTGTTTTACCTAATTTACCATCCCAAAAAGTATCATTGTATTTTCTATTTCCTTGAACGTTGTAATTTATTTGATGAAAATTATGAGGAAATCTACCTAAATCCTTTTCTCCTTCCCCTGGTCCCATAAAGAATGTTTTAACTAATTCTGTAGGTTGATCATTCTTATCCTTCTTGTAAATATTAACCTGTCTACCAGATGGAAACATTGGATTATTAGCACCTATAGCACCAACTATATTATATAAATATTTACTCTGGGGATATTCATCTACTAACTCAGAATATTGCATTCTATTAGTAGGAGTTAACGGTTTATCTGTATCATAGAATTCTCTATTAGTAGCTATATTATTTTTATTAAACATTAAATCGTTAGATTGTTTAGCAGCTTCATCTGTAGGTATTTCAAAAACTGGAGTGGAATGACCTTTAGTATAAAAATGTTCTATATACTTTTTAGTTAAATCAGATAATTGATTTTCATCTTTTCCTTTATAATTAAAGAAATTCTTAGCTTGTTGTTCAACTTGTTTATATTGTGGAGTCTTATCTTCAGGTCTTATATAATTTCCAGAAAATAGTTTATCTAAAGCATCTTCATGTTGAGTTTTAAAACTTTGTTTTTCTTCATGAGTTCCGAATCCCATAGTAAATCCTTCTTTAGCAGCAGCTAATACTTTTCCAAAAAATCCTTTCTGTTTAACTCCTGTAATATCTTCTATACTTGGTACATCTCCTTCTTTTATACCAGCTAGGTTAAACTGAGGAGACATAGATACAGGTTGTAGTGGTATAGACTTTTCCTTCTCACCTTTATCTCTAAACATCCATTCTGGATATTGAGATCCAGTTAAGTTTTCCCTAATAAATGGTTCTCCGGCTTCTGTAAATGCTTTTCTTAATACTTCTTTATCACTAGCTTGATCTTTAGTAAGACCATATCTATCTCTGTATAGGCTAATTGCTCTACGTCCTTCTCTAGTAGCCACTTCAGTATCAAGATTCTTTTCTACAACATTTTGAATAATTTCAGGAGTAACTCCTTCTACATTAAATCCTCTACTAGTAGTACGTAAATTACCTTTACTATCTCTAAGAAGAGACTCCTTTAATGGTACAAAGAATTTCTTTTGTAAATCTGCAATAGGATCACTATATGCAACAGAAAAGTTATTGTATACTCCATGAACAGCAGTATTATATCCACTAGATCTATCTTCTTCATATGGATCTAATCTATCTTCAGAAGCTAACTTCTGTTTCTGAACTTCATGTTGTTTCCATCCTAAATATGAATCTTGAATATCTTTAACTAAATTCTTATCAATTTTAGTATTAAAATCTCTACGTATTTGACGTAATGTGATTGGACTAAGATCAGATGTAGAATACTTATCAAATATTTCTTTAGCTGTAGGAATAACTACACTTTTAACATACTGTTCATCTTTAGAATTTGGTATATATTTTAAATTATAAACATCTTCATATGTCTTAGACAAAGCATCATAAGTTTGTTCCTGCTGTTGTTGCTTCATCATTCCAACTTTCATCATTTCATCAAATGGGATTGGAACATATGTATCTACAAAAGTATCATATGCGTTACTCTCAGCTGGAACATCGTATTGACCTATAGTAGGCATATTATACTCCTCCTAAATTAAAATTATATCCTTTGAAATATTCTTCCATAATTCTCTGACGTTCTTCATCTCTAAGAGCTTTATTTCTCATTAGTTTTTCTTTCTCTCTCATTATTTTATTAACCTGAGTTTGTTGTTGTAATTGACTTAAAGCAGTAGGTAAGAACCTCTTTTGTGCAGCTCTTGCTCTTTCATTTCTTTCATCAATAGCTTCATTAGATCTAGCATCTATATCAGAAAGACCCATCAATGTCTGAGCTTCTTCTCCAATATATTGATTATCCATATTTTGTTTTCTAGCATAAGCTTCTGCATCAGATCTTTGTCTACCGATTTGTCCTGATTGTAATCCAGATAGTAATCGTCCTTGTGAAGGAGCTGCTTGTCTTAAGTTTCTATAGTAATTAGCAGTAGCCAATCTATTAGCTTCTAATTCAGGATCAACATTATATCTTCTACTTCTCATTAAACTTCTAATTTCGGGTTCATAAGGATTAGTAGAAGGATCTTCTTGTTCTGCTTTACCAAATAATCCTTGATATAAATTATATGCAATTGGAGCATATTGACCTGCTCCTTCAATAGCTTTATTATACCATTTATCTTGAGGTTCATCTATAAATCTAGTACGTTCATATCTAGGAGAGGTTTCAATATCATAAGATAAATCATATTTTTCAGGTTGATTGATATTACCAACAAAATATCCAGGCCCTACACGTCCAGCTGGATCATTATACTTTATAGGATTAGGCATACCCGTTCTTTGATCAGTACCAGTTGGTCTTAAATATCTAAGAAAATCTGACCCACTATATCCAGTTGGAGAATAAGAATTTCTATTTGTTGGAATCCTTCTATCATATCTACTAGTTATATCTCCATCTTCATACATTGGAAAATCAATTAATCCTCTACTTTTAGTACCTCTACGTTTTATAGAAGCAGTAGCTTTTTGAATCCAACCGCCACTTTTATATTCTGGAGTAATTCCCCCACAAGCATATTCCATTTCTTCATCTGGACTTAAATAATAACCTTTCTCCATTTCTTGCATATTCATTAAATCGGTATACTTATTCTGTATTTTATCCAACATCATAGCAGCAGTATTTCTAGCTAATGCTGTAGGTTTGTCTTCTAATATATTAGTATATTTATTAAATTGTCTTATTAACTTATCTCCATTCTCTTTATAAGACTTTCCGTTAGGAGCTATATTTTTACCAAGTATTTCAGTATTCTCTGGAAGATTATATACTTCTCCTCCTTGAGCATGAGTACGTCCATTAACTTTTTCTATTGTACCATCAGGTACTCTAAATATCTCTTCATCTTCTAATTCAGCATTACCTATCATACCATTTGTATTATATCCTCCTCTAGCATACATTTGGTATTCAGGTTGATATAATTTCTTTATAGCTCTATTTATACTAATATTATATCCTTCATCATCTGAATATCTACTAGGATCATATTCTACATTGTAATCAAATCTTTTAGCTTCATATCCTCTTTGTTTAGCAGCCTTTTCATTCTCAGGTTGAATAACTAATCCATATCTAGAAGGATTAAATGCTACTGAATGTCTTGCTCCAACTTTCCAAGTTTCTGGTTTATTAGGATCTTCATCTGATCCTAATAAATTTAAAGATTTACCGTATTTACCTCTAAGAGTATTGTAATCATCCCAATATTTATCTAATGTACTTCTTTGTTCTTCTGGAGAAAGATAGAAATCAGGATGTTGTTTAGCGTAAGATTCAGCTCCTTCAACTCTAGTCATATTCGATAAATCACTAGAATCATCCCAAGTACTTTTATTTCCTTTCCATCCGTAACGTTCTTGTAAATTAGTATATACGTCTGGATTCTTTTCTCTAAGTTTCTTATTTAATTGTTGAGAATAATAATATAATCTAGCTTTATCTTTTAATTCACCTTCACTAACTAAATTAGGATAATTCTTTTTATTCCCTCCTTCTACGGCAGACAACCAATCTTTATAGTCAAGATCTCTTAATCTAGGATCATCTGCATATTTTTCTTCAATTTCTGCATACGGATCTAAAACATTACCTCCATTAGGATATTTATTAGGTAATAACCTCATAGATACTCCTTTATAATCTCCTCCAGTAGCAAAAGTAGGATTATAATTATATTGAGGATTTTGTTGCCTATATACAGAACTTTTTTGTAAAGAACTATTCCAATCTGTAAGTTGTTTTTGCCATCTCATCTCTTTATCTTTTTTCTTATAATTAGGATGTTCTATTAACGCTTTTAAAGGATTAGTAAGTCCTCCTATAACTGCTGTACGTCTAGCTTTTCCTATATCAGCATATCCACCAGTATTAGGATCAACTTCTTCAGCTTTAGCTCTAATAGGTTTACCTATAGCATCTCCTATTGCAGTTATTCCACCAATTACCCCACCTATAGGACCAGCTTGAGATACAACTCCCATAGTTGCATTATAAGCCTGTTCTCCTTGATTACTGGCCATTTGACTACCGTAATATCCAGATCCAAGCATCCTTCCAACTGATCCAGCAGTTCTCATACTCTGACCAAATTGAGGAGATTGTTGTTGAGGAAATGACTGTTGTGGAATTTGTTGATTAAAATGTTGTTGCATATCTCCCACTGGAATACTAGGTATTTGACTACTTTGTAATTGTAAGTTCTGTCCAACCCCGCTAGTACCTCTTGGAGTTAGTAATTTAGGAGTAGTATCCATATAACTTAACCCTCCAGTTTGATACTTATATCTTTTTATTTTTAATCTTCTTTTCATTATCGTTTAGATATTCTATAATTAGTGGTTATATAAGGAACATTAAATCTATTATTTCCTGTATCATTATATAATAATTCTGTAATAAGATATTTATCTCTCATACGTTCTTTAAATAATCTTGTTTCATTTGATAGATTAGCTGGATCAAATATATTTGGATAATTAGGTTGTGATATACTAACTCTACTTCTTGGAACATTTAATACAAATTCTCTTTCTTTACGAGTAATATTAGTATTAACTCCAGAAGTATAAATAGTTTGAAAATTAGAATTTTGATAATCATTATAACAACGTATAGTTACAAATGTCTTATCATATTGATCTATATCATCAATCTCTGTTCTACAAGTAGAATTAAATTTAAAACTATCAAAAGTCTTAACTTCCTCGAAATTATCATTAGCAATAAATTTTAATGTAGATGGATACTTAACTCCATAGAATGTATTTCTATTTCCTATGTTATGCATATATAGAGAAGATCCAGAATTAGTTATATAATTAGTACTAGATGGAACTATGAATAAAGATATAGCATCTGTATTAAATGTATATACTCCATTAAATGACTCCATTAATTCATTGTATACTATAGGAGCTACTGTACTAACTGATGTTCCACCAGCATGATATCCTGAACCTACAACATCCCAATTTATATTATAATTAGCAATCCAATTAGTAGGTACATCTCCAATAGGAAGTGAATAAAATGAATCAAAATCTTCAGTAAAGAATGCAGTAGGACTACTTACTCTTTTATATACTTTTATATAATCTACTATTATAGACATGGTTACTGAAGGATTACCAAAATCAACTAAAGCTACTTGTAAACTATAATTAACTGTATCATCTAATACAGGAAAATCTATTCCTCCAACATATGTATATGTTCCAGTTGTAGCAAAATTAAGATAATAAACTGATGCTCCAGTGTCAGCATTCATAATCCATAATCCGCAACTATTCCAAGATGGAAACGCATGGTATCCTATTGCCTCATCAACTTTAATTTCTATTTTAAATTCTGTTCCATTTCCAGCAGGAATTGCATTATTATAAGATGCTTGAGTAGAATATAATCCAGCAAAACCAGTAACTGCCATATGTAATTTACCAGAAGTTATTTCCCTAGTCATACTAAGTGTTGGAGGATAAACATTCATAGTCCAAATACCAGTAGTAACAGTTTCTATATCTCCATCTGAATAAACAAATTCTTCATCTAAATATAATGAATCTACGATTTCATAACAATTTATAGAACTTAATAATAATTTATAATTATGAGGATTAGTATATTCATTATCATTACCTAATCCAAAATTTAACCAAGTTAAAGTATTTGTAATAGAACTATTAATATCAAATGTATTAGTACCATTTCTTAAATACTTTTTATAATTAGTAACACTAAATTCATCAGATATTGATACAAATCCATCTGTAAATGTACTTTCATTTGCTGATACTTCAATTACCTCAACTACAAGTTTAAAATTTTTAATAGTAGTAAATAGAGATGTATTATATCTCCAATCTGTATAATAATAACTTGGTATACTAGTAGCTTCTAGTTTATAGGTACTTGGTTGCATTGAATCTCCAGAGATAGTAGTATAAGTATAAGGAATAGTAAATAATACTTCATTATACTTTCTATCTGAACATGATATAGTTTCTGTATCTAAACTTATGGAACTAGATATAAGGGAATTTATTCCTTTACTTTTAGATATTGGTTCAACGCCTTCTCCATTATATCTACAAATAGTTCTATTAATGTTATCAATCCAATATAATCCATTTATTCCATTAACTGGAGAAAATCTACAAGTAGATCCATAACTAGTAGATAAATAATCATATCTATCCAATACCCCTCCAGTACCAAGGACTAATGCTCCAGGATTATTATCTTGTATAACAGAACGCTGATTAACAGATAATACTCCAAATGCTTTAGGTTGCCAAAAATATAAATAATTGTCTTTAACTAATAGAGATGTTATCTTACCGTATTTAGAATCTACATCTAAAAAATTATCCATTCTAAACATTGTCCAACTATCAGATGTTTCTCTATCTATTTTAAGATCTGAAACTAATATTCTATTATCATGTACTTCATTACTATTATCGGCAATATTAGATTCTGGATAATATCCTATAGTTGTATTTTCTTGAGAATATACAGAATTATATTTATATAAATCAGTAAGTTGATTATAAGTTATACTACCAGATGTATAAATTCCAGCTAATTCCTGCATATATCTTCTACTATGATTTGGATCATCAGTAGTTTTACTAAAACAATCGTCACTTCTATATCTAAGATTGATAGAAGTTTCAACTGGAAAGTATACTATTAATTGTGATCTACGATCATTTATAATATCTCCATAAACTATATTACGAAGATAATCAAACATAGATATATAAGTATCTCCTTCATATACATTAACTGTAGTGTCATCTATACATATTTGTAATGAACTACAACTTATATATGAATTATTCTGTCTAGCGGTGTATGTATTACCTCCATATTGACTACTAAACACATTTCTTTTATAGTTACAATAGTAACAATTAAATGATGTACCAGCTATATTACCTGCAAAAGAATCAGATTCTACAATTCCTTTAGTACCTCCAGCACTAAGATGCATACTACTACTTCCACTACCTACACTTGCACATTCTGTTATATTTAAAATTCTATAATCAACTCCAGTCATGAAAATTCCATCACTATAAGTAAGATTATTTATTTTTGTTAATGGACCTAATATTTGAAAATTATTAACATTCTTTATTTTTGAACTTCTAGTTGATATAGGAAGAGAAGTATCAAAACCACTGTATTTAACTGTCTGTGAATAGTTACTAGTAGTTGGTAATGTTCCAATAGTCATACTAACATTTGAAAAATTATCCCATTGTTTAGCAACTGTACTAGTTGCTATTAATTCAAGACTATCTCCAATTGTATAAGATAAGTTCTTATTAAAATTAATTTCAGGAGATATAAATTCTAAAGGAGAAGTGTACTTTGTTATGCCTGATACTGTACCAGTTGCTGTATATGGAATAGTATATCCCCTATAACTCAATCCAGAACCATCATTATAAAGCAACATTGTTGGAATAATACCCTGAGCTAATATTGTTCTATCAGCAGATTCACGTTTAACTCTAACTATTTTAAAATATTTAGCTCCTTGTGAATAAGCACTACTAGTATCTACTGTAAAACTTATTCCTAGAGACATTCCGTAAGAAATTTCATCAACATCCCATGTAAACGGAAAATTATCATACCCACCAATAATATCAGTATAATAAGGCATTCTAATATCACCAATCCATTTTACTGTAGATGATCTTCCTTTATCATCAAAGAATACTATTCCAAATCTATATATTTCATCCCTCTGATATCCTTTATAATTTAATTCTACATTTACATTACTATAATCAGTATTATAACAATAATCTTCTCCATAATTAGTTCCTGTATTACTTATAATAAATTGGTGTTGTATAAAAGAATAAGAAACATTAAGACCTTCACCTCCTATTGTAGTACCATTAACTTGATAAATAAAATTATATAAATGAATCCATGAAGGAGTTGTATCAGTTCTACTTTTGTCTAAAGATATATCATTATAAGGATTTAAACAATCATATGTTTCTGGAACTGATGTAGTTCCTCCTATTAGAAAATTACTATTAATATCATACCAATTATTGGTTCCCCATTCTCCTGCATCAAATATAGCAGTATGTCCAGTAGTTAGAGATCCACTAGCAGTACTAGAAACAAATCTATAAGCTCTAGCATCAAAATCTACATCCCAATCATTATCTGTAATATTAGCAACAAATAAATAATTATTCTTAGTTTCTAATTCAGAAGCTACAAATACTTCTCTTCCTATAACTGCAAATTCTTCATAAGTATATTCTCCTAAAGCAGTTGTTCCAAAATCATAGAAATAAGTAGTAATAGGATTAGTTGAAATATTCTGATCAACTATAATTTTAATAACAGGTATTGAATTTATTGAATTATATTTTATTGATACTATTCTAATTCTATCAAATCCTGTAGGAGGAAATATAGAAAATCTAATACCTTTTCCAGTATTTTCATCTATCTCAGATCCTTTAAATGTTTTATTACTTCCAGTTTGTCCAGATGTCTCTGATATAGGTATTAATTGAGATACTGGAGAAAATAGAGTTTCTGCTCCATACAAATTATACATTTGATAAGCATATTGTATTTTACCAGAAGTTAATCTACCTGAAACAAATCTATCGAATACTGGAGAACTTAAATTAAAATTTGGAATAACATCAAATTTATTAACTGGAGAAGTAGTAGATATACTAACAACATTCATACTTCTAAATATGTTGTATCCATCTACAAAATATATTTTCTTAATCGTATCAGACTCATATCTACCTATTGCTTTTATCAAATAATCCCTACTCCAATTAAGTCTAGATCCATCAGATGAATATTGATCATTATATATATGAGTATGAGACGATATACTTTCTCCATCCGCAGTAAATATAACTTTTATTAACTCACTATATAATCCATCTGTGGGATGTTGATTTTGAGTGGTACATATATATAATTCATCCCTTATATTACAATACCCTATAGGGTAATATCCAGGAGTTATAACACTAGTTAATAAAGTATTTCCTAATATATTCTCTAAAGATCCTACAGTATTAGTAGAATCACCAAAAATTCTATAGTTTTCTGCATATAAATATTGATTCTTAGGTATTACTGATTTGTCAGCATCAGTATTCATACCTCCAGAAAAAGTATTTATGACTTGATATCTGTTAGTTTCTGCCATTGTTAACTAGGACTAATATTAGTTTCAGTAAATGGAAATAAAACAGTAGGAGTTAAATCGTTATTATATACTGTTTCTTGTTCTCCAAGTGTAGAATAGAATGTATCATGAGCATTAATCTCAGGAATAAGTCTAATCCAAGTATTTTTAATAGATTCAAGTTGATCTGAATTAGGCATCATAGCATTAGCATATGATTGTTTACGATAGAAATTCCAAGAACTTTTTGCATCATAATATACAGCATCTCTTATACGTCCGTTCTTCCATTCTGGATAAGTTAATTTCATATTAATATACCAATATATGGCTTCAAAAAATGATTCATCATCTGGTATTAATGGATAATTATCTCGATCTGTTGGAATAGCTTGATATGATATAAGTAAATATCCATCTTTAATATTAGTTTTTATATATCCTCCGACTATAATATAAGAATAATCTAAAGAGAATATAGTATCTTTTTCACTACTTGGAATATTACTAGTAGTTGTAGAATACTGAGATGGATAAAATGGAACATGAGATGTAGTATTTGTCCCTTCTGTTCCTTTAACTACATGATTAGATGAATAACTTCCGGTGGCATATCTCATAGGATAAAATGGTCCAGTGCTACCAACAGAGTAAGATACTTGATTAATAGTATTGAGATCGGCAGGAAGTTTAGCTTGATAATTACTAATAAGTAATAATGGAAGATCTTCCTTACCAGTTACTCTAGTTACCATTGCTGGAAATGCTCCTATCTTTTTAAGAGCTTCACCAGCATATTCGATCATATCACTAATTCTATGAGGTTGTTCTTGTAAATCTAAATCAGCAAAGACTTTTGCTATAACTTTTTTAACTGAAACTAAATTATATATCATATTACTTTATTATTTTTAAATCTCTGAATAATCATGTTCTCCAGATTTAATCATTTTAGCTAAATATCTTTTATTGGTTCTAGTAAAAACTAATCTATAAAACTCTCTATTAAGTACAAAACATTCTATCTTTGACCAAATAAATCTATACTTATATCCACCAGTATGATCATTTATATGATGAATCCATTTACCAAACTTCTTAGTTTCTTTCCAATCTATACTTAAACTATTCATTGGACGTTTATCAAATGGTAATGTTGCTCCAGATAATATAGCAGGTTTTCTTTTACCTACATAAATATATCCTAAACGAAATGGTAATTTAATCGTCTTTGATTCATCTATCATTTGACTAACAATCCACTTATAATAATCTCCACATATACTATAGTATTCTTTAAATGATATATAATATGGATCTCCAGGAATCTTATCTTTTATATAATCACTATATAAATCCCTACTTGTATAACAATTCTTTATCTTATTTTTCCCTCTCATTTGGAGTAACTATATTAGAAGCATCGTTTTTAGTATCAGAAGGAGAACCAACTGTTATTGCTAATTCTTTTTTTAATATCATTTCTTTAAGAGTTGGTAACATATTAATAGGAATAGGATATTTACTACTAATAGTAAATTCCGGAGTATTAGTATAAGGATTAACAAAATTACCAACTTCTGGTGGTAATTCAAATACACCTCTAACACATAACCATTCTATAACATGATCATTATCAACAAATAAATATCCATTTTTTAAGTATACTAATGGAGAATTTTGAGTATAGTATTTTTCTTTCTGCCATTTAACTCTAGATTGTGGAACAAAATCTAATTCTCTACCATCTAATGTACCTATATAAGTAAATCCAGATCTAAAGTTTAAATCAATAGTTTTAGGAACTTGTAATTCAGATCTAACTAAAAGTCTACCAGTTTGTATAGTTGAATCTTCAGATTTATCTACAACTATAAGTTTCATACATTGTATCTCTTGTACATAGTCTGGATTAACAATTTTACCTTTATCAAGATCTTGTTTAATTAATAAAGCTCTGTATTGATGAATCCAATTTTCTATTTGATTAGTTGTAATAGATATACTTTGAGATACTTGAGAACCTTCTATGATATATAAAAGATCATATATGATAGTATCTAATGATACAAATTCAATTGCCATTTTAATTAATTTTTACATTGTTCAACGCACATTCTCCAATTCTTGCATATTCTATTGGTTTAATAGTAGGAATAGATTTTATAGTATCTTTTGTTATATTACTTTTCAAATGATTAATTATTTTATTTCTATTAGTACTATGTAATGAAAAGAAATAGTTTCTAAGTTCACGTACATCATTCCCAAATGATATAACTGTTCTATCTACATATACTCTTAATTCATCAGATTTCTTGCTAATTTCATCTTTTAATTCTTTATCTTTTGAATCAACATATACAGTAAGAGCTCTTTCATTTATTTTCTCTTCTATCTTGGCTTTTTCTTCAGCTGCCTTAATCTTATCTTCACGAATAATAGTAAATCGTTGTGTTATAAGTAATAACATTATACTTAGAGTAGCTGTAAATAATCTCTCAAACCACTTTGAATTTAAAAATTTTGGCCACATTTTTTCTATATTTTCTAATTAATCTTAAACAATAAAATACCCCTATAGTTAATAAAGATACACATATAAAACTCCATATACTTTCCCACCATTCTTTAGATACTATATATATTTGAAAAAACATACTACATTGATAAATTAACTTTACAATAAAATATGGAATAAATATATACTTAAACATTAAACGTATTAATCCACTTCCCGCAAGAATAGTAATTAGTGTAGACATAGTTAAATTTAAAGAATTTTCTGCAATTACCCATACTCTATTCCATTGATTTTCTGTTAACCCTCTAAATCCTTCATATGATATATGATATTGACTAATAACTAGTATAAATAATAGAGAAAGAGTAATTGCAGAAATTTCTAAGACATCAACTTTATTATTGTCCATACTAACATTCTAAATAGTACGTTTTCTTTACTTATATTCTTTATATCTAATATATTTACTTCATTAATATCTTTAATTACTAAACTTCGTGGTCTAGGTAATTGTGGCGGATCAACTGGCATAATTTCTAATTTTTAATTATTAATTTTTAAATTCTTTTCAACTTGTATAGTATCTTTTTTACATTCTGAATACGTTTTAGCATCTATAATCCATTTACCCCATTTAATAAATAAAAATTTATGAGGTCTCTTACCATATAAATAAGTAGTAAAAGTATCAAATACCTCTACTTTATTAAATATTATATCTTTATTTAATACATATCCTTCAACTCTAACACATCCTGTAGGTTTAATAAACTTTACCGTATCTCCAGTATTAGTAGGAATAAGAGGAAATTTGACTATACTAGTATCTTTATAATGATAGTTATTAACTATTACATTTTGTAACTGTTTTGGTTTAATACCAATAAATTGTGCTATAGAATCTTCTTTATGATAAAGTCTTGTAAATTCTCTCTTAGTAAGTTCTATCTGTTCACTATTCTTAAGAACTAATGCAGTTTGATTTCTTCCTAATCTATCTACATTTTCTGCAAGATTCTTTCTATCTACTATCCATAGATATATACATCCTACAATTACTGTATATAAGAATAATTTACTATTAAGAATTTTCTTTCCCCAACTCAATATTACTGTCCACATTATCTTTAAAATTAGGATTTAAACTAAACTTACTTATTATCTTCACTGTTGCTAATACAATAGATAATATTCCAATTATCCATAACTTAGTATTTTCTAATATAGGAATACTTGTTAATATAGGAATGTATAATGGTATTGTAAATAAACATATATCTCCAATTCTTTTAAATAAAGGATTAGATGGTTTATTATAATTGCTAAAACTTAAAAAACTTTTGTCCTTTCTGAATAAATCATCACCGGTTTTTATATCTTCTAATTGCATAATTATTTTATTTTAATCCAAACCGTCCCATTTCCATAATTCCTTACCGTATATCCATTTAAAGACACAATTACTGGTGAGATTCGATAGTACCCAAATGAGTTTTTTTCAGAAATCTTGAATTTTCCTGCTATAGTCCCACCAATATCAATAGTATTAAAAGTAGATCCATAGTTTTTAGATAAAGCAAATGTTCCTCCCCCATGAGCAACGACTTCACCGGCATTGTCTGTCATTAATGGTGCAAACGCTTTTCCTGGATCGTAAACTTGTACCCAATTATCTGTATCTTCTACATCAGATAATGCAAACTTCCAAACTCCAGGATGTTGTATAGGTGCGGATGTGCTTTGATCTCCTGTGATATACCCAGCATCCGAATCCAATATCATTTGTGCCATTCCCCAATTCCAATCACTAAATACTTCAACCCAAGTCCACACTCCCTCAACTAAATTTCCTCTCATAAAATGACATTCTTGGTTTTCGTCTCCTGTATTCATATAAAAATAACCCGATATAGAATCATATATTGCAAAATGAATATGCCTGCAATATAATGGGTTATCTGAATTGCCTATCAGGTCCCCATTTGGCTTTTTATATCCAGCATTTCGTCCCCACTGATATATTATTTTAACATTCCCGACATTATCCCCCCAATATAAATTGACTGGTGAATTATCTGATATTCCATCACCATTGCAATCTATATTTGTGTAATTTCCCCACAATACAATTTCTTCCCCCAAATAAGATATAGTTTTAGAAGTAAATGCTTGTTTAAAAGAGCAACCTGTGTATTGCACAGAATTATATATATTTATTCCATCCAAATCAAGAACATCCACCTCATTAATTGTATTTAATTTATCATAAGAAAAATAAAGATGGTATCTTGTAGCAAAATATATGTTTTTATTTGAAAAAATATATGCAAATGTTAATTCATCTATAATAATTGCATGTGAATAAGGATAAGTAACCCCATCATCTTCTGAAAAAAATATAAAATTAATTCCTGCATACCAAGCTAATGTGCATCCATGTCTTTGTTCCAATACTGTAATTGGAGAATATAGTACCGTAGCAAGAGAAGTATCTTGCAAAATTGTTTGTGAAAAATTTAAAGAAAAAACACCAAGATCATATTTATACAAATAAGAATAAAACAATACTATAATTTCTGGTGAAATATCTTCCGCGATAAATGCATATTTTACTGTGTTATTCAAAAAATTGACTGCTCCTGTTCCTTCTTTATTTTGTGCCCCTAAATATAATACTAAATTAGGAGGAGACCCGTATGTACTACGAGTTCCAGACGAAACAACCAATCCATCTTTAAAAATATTATATGCACTACCAGAAACACTACTTGCAAAAAACCCATCCCCTCTTGTGATCACAAATGTGGATCTTCCTTGACCACTCGTTGCATTAAAGTTATCTGAAAGCAGTAAATAATTAGTTCCTGCATTGTTTAATAATTGCAATGATTGTCGAGAAGAATTGTTAGAAACTGTATTTGCTATCAAAGCATATCCTTGATTTGAAACTAGTGGCAAATTATTATCTTTTAACCACACACCAGTACATATAGAAGTTTTATTTAATGTATTATAATGAGTATTTGCATATTGCGTTGTTCCATTTAAAACCATACCATTCTCTGTGATTGTCGGATTCCCCCCATAAGATAATCTATATGCGTCATCCACATCTCTTGGATCTACTAAGTTATATTTAAACCCATCTCCTACCTTAGAAATCCATAAACATTTTAATTTAGAATTAGCTGGGTCATTGGGGGTGAAAAAACCATCCCAGGTACTATTCAAAGATTTCAAATCAATAAATAATGTGTTTATTGCTGATTTTTCTCCATATGTTAAAACAACACTTTGTAATTCTAAAAAATTGATATAATTTAATGCATTAGCATCCCAAACAATTGAACTTCCTTGCATCATCCAATTTCTTACAATATTTTCATCTAATAAAATATCCTGTAATAATGAAAAAGCATCTATATATTTATAATTTCCAAATTGAGCAATTTGAGATTCTACATCCTGATTATATACAATTAAACTATTATAAATCAATGTTAAAAATTCCGTAATTTCATCTTCATTAAATCTAATAGATCTTAATTGATATAATAAATCATTTACCTCTTCCATTTTATACTATTTCAATTATTATTTCTTCTCCTTTATCAAATGTTTCTTTCAATATAGGATTGCTTTTATTTATTCTTATTTCTTCTATAACTTTACCAAGTAATTTCATTTCTTCAATTGTAAAATTATTACTTCTAACAATATTACAAATATAACAACACGGAACTACATTTGTCTTTATATGTCCAATATTATTATCTATTCTATCACAACCAATATTCAAATTATTATTACAATATATACAATTTTTACTAACTATATTATTGATCATAAAATCATAATCTAAATCAAATTCTAATCTTTTATTGTTATCTTTAACTTTATAAGAGGATAACATTTTAGAGATCTTATTCTTTTGTTGTTGATATTCTAATAATTTATAATCTGTTATATTTCTTTTCTTTGTCTTAATTCTACCAAATAATATCTGATCTATTGGTAAAATATCTTTATATCTATGATATCTTATTCTAAGACCTTTGAGACTAATATTTAAATCTATAGACCATTCTAAAAGTGTTTTAGTTTCTTCTTTATAAGTTAATAATATATTATTACCTTTTAAATTAGCACTTTCTATATCTGATACAAATACACAATTATCTTTATTAAAATTTAAATTTTTATCTTTTCTGATTAGTCTAAGTCCTTCAGAATATAAATCTTTAATATCGTTATAAAAAGTTCTATAATCTTTCCATTCCTCTGAACAACCTATTTCTTGACCTTTCTTAGTAAACATGAAAGATCTCCAAATATTATATAATTTAGGATGTTTAATATCTCCAATATAATTTGGTCTATTTTTCCAAGATTTAATTAAACTTTCAGATCTATTATTCATTATTAAATTTTGTTGTATTTACTCTAGATATCCACCCTTTAAGAAATATACTTAATTTAGGATTCTTGTCTACCAAATTATTGTAGTAATTAATTCTAGACTCTTTATATTTATCTACTAAATCTTCATTATTAACTTTAGATAATGTAATAGAACCAACTATTCCATCTTGAGTAGTTTTTACTATAGATTGTAAAAGTTTAACAGCAACTTTAATTCCTGCATTTACAGACATATCAAATATATGAAGTTTTAAGTCTTCATTTGATATTTTATCTATATTTAATTTAACCCAATAATCATTATAATATATATTAGAAGCATCTTCTGTAGTTATATTTTTAATATCTAAACCAGGATAAGACCTCTTACTAATACCATAATTAGTTTCTCCACCTGGATCAGAAGAATTATTTACATAACCACCTTCATGTTTCAATATTACTTTTAAATAATCATTAAATTGTTTCATAAATAATTTATATTATATAATCTATCGTACGTTAAATTATAATATATGTTACGTTTGTATTTAAACAGGATAAATTTTCACATATTCTATTACAGCTTCTATAGTCCTTGGTCCAGAAATCGTCTTTCTAGTTATTATTGCTATATCAGTATATCCATTAGTCCATATAACTTGAGAATAAGTTCCTGCTATTGTTGGAAATGGTTGTATAGTTCTGTAACCTCCACCATATGGTAATGTCATACTTTGTATAAATCCTATTAGTATATCAGTATCAGCAGACATTGAATCTATCTTAACTTCTATTCTTACATTTCTAGGAGTATTAGAAATAGCTCCAGCATATACTATATGATTATTAGTATACACATTCCCAGTATAAGACATTTTAACATGATCAGTTGGATCTTCAGTAATAGTTCCAATATCTGGAAATCCAACATGTCTTGACCAACTAACTGGAAGACCTCCAACCCATGGTGTTGCAAAATCAGATTCAAACAAAACAGTAGGAATTATTGTACATGTTCCATAAGTATTAGCATAAGTTTGTCCATTTGCTGTAATTTCAGTTAAAGCTTGACTATCAGCATCTGCTTGAGAAACACTAGACATATATGTACCAGCTGGAACAGTATATGTTACTAAACTTCCATAGTATCCTCCACCACAATTATTTCTAGTAAAGTTTCCAGATTGTACAGTATTATAGAAAACTGTTGGAATAACTTCTACAACAGAAATCGGAAACCAATAATCTGTATTACATAAATCATTAAAGTGTTCTATAATATCTTGAAATTCAACTAAAGTAAAGAAATTGTCATTTTCATAATCTGATTCACTAAGATAATCTATGATAATATTACAATATTCATTGATACCTTGTAATTTAATAAGATAAACTTCATTATCAAATCTTCCACCAATACTTAATATATTAGTTAATATATTACATATCTCTACCTGTTTAGCCATCACAGTGACTTTAAAATCATTAATCTCTGTTAGTGTTGCTGCCATATAATTAATTTATTGCTGCTGGTTTGTATTCAATTGATCCGAATCTTGCTGTTACAGTTCCAGTTAATGCTGTTCCTGTAACTTTTAAAATATTAGTGGTTGTCCAATCTTTAGATGTAAGTTCTGTATAAAATACATTTTGATAATTTCCCATAGAAACACTGCATCTAGCAACAGTAGAACTAACTCTTATTATTTCAAAATTTACTTTATACGTATTTGTACCTATATCTAATAAACCTATAGATGAAGTTGCAAAATATACTTCTATAGAATTATTTGCTGAAGAATTAATTATATAATAACCTAACAGTTTATCTCCATTAGTTGCTAATATATTTGCCGGAACTGTATAACTATATAAATCAGTTTCTCCAGTTCCACTTGTAGAAGCATCAGTATAGAAATCTTTTATTATTCCAGGAGTTATAACAAATGTACTAGATGTTCCAGCAGTATAAAGATTTTTACCAGAACTTGTTATATAGTTTTTAGCCACTCCTTGATTTCTTAAACTTAGTATATTAGAAGTTGTGAGAGCATTATGAGTATCTAAAATGTAAGCACTTTCTCCAGTTGCTGCAACACGAGGATTCATATCTATTCTTACAGTTGATACAACTGTTACTTTTAAAACTGATCCAGATATAGTTCCAGAAGTTGCAGGATTATCATTTATATATATAATATTACTAGTATCATCTACAGTTCCTGTGGTTTCCTTACTTATATATATATATGGATTTGATCTTGTTGTATTTACAGAATGAACAAACTCTCCTAAATATCCACTTCCACTACTACCAGATATACCTGCACCTGTAATTGATGCTCCACTTACGCCAGCACCAGAAGATGACGCAAACCCAAATACTCCAAATGTAGTGGATGTAAATCCATGTATTTCATGAGCATAAAAGTTTCCATCATAATTAAGTCTATTAGTATGAATTGGATTAGTAGAACTATTATCAAAACATCCAGCAGTCTGTGATGTATATGGAATATATTTATCTGTAGACCAGTCTAGTATATCATCAACTGGTGTAACTCCTCCACTATTAAGTAAATCTGATAATGTTACAGTTCCTATTACTGTATCGTAAAATGTTAAATTTCCAGTGTTAGTATAAATTACAGAACTTCCTAAAGTTAAACTATATTGCATAGTTAAATAATCTACATACAATATCTTACTAGAATTATTAAAGAAAAATGTACTATCTCCATCTAATATTCCTGTATTATTATATTGAACATAACCATCACTTCCTCCCACTCTATTGTCAACATATGCTTTATCAACTAAAGATCTATCTGTAAATCCAGATGAATAATCTCCAGAATATTTTATTCCACCTAATGCAATACTACTAATAAAACTAACTCCTGTACTACTAAATGCAAAATATCCTCCACCAGAACTACCAATTGTTTCAGTTGTAAATCCACCAGTGGTAGTAACTACTATTCCTCCTGTACGTAAACTTCCAACTGAAAATATACCAGTACTATCAACTATAAATACAGCATTATATGATCCAAGAGTTATACTTGTATTTTCAGTTAAGTTTCCACCTAATCTAATTATAGTACCTGGATATGGAGAATTTAATCCATTAATTACAGTAATAGGTGATTGATAATCAGTCCCTGCTATAGCAGTAGTAGGAGTAGCAATTCCACCTGATACAGTTATTTTAACTAATCCAGTAGTTAATGCTCCAATATTAACTTCATTAGATAATCCAGATTCAGACTTTGATGTCCAAAAACTAGCATTACTCGGAGTTCCTAATCCTGATCCATCTATTGTAATTATCTTTCCAGAAATAGTAGATGTTAATCCACCAACTGTATTTATAGTAAAAGAATCTTGTTGTATGGTAGCTGTAACTGGAGATCCAGTTGTAGGACTTCCATCATTTTCTACAACTACATAACCAAATACACTTTTATTTAAATAATTAGATGTGTTTGTAACTACATCATACAAATCTGTATACCATGTATGACTCACAATACCATCTACAGATCCAGATAAAATCGGTAAATCTGAACTAGTTTGAATCCAATAAGAAGTTGAGGCTACATAACTATAAATCTTACCATCTGTAAGATTTAATACTGCCCAACCAACTGATGGATCTTCAAATGTCCATATAGTAGTAAAAATAGCAATATCTCCATCATGTCCAGTCCAATCTCCAGTTCCAACACCATTAATAGCATATCTATCTCCAGCAGTTGGAGATCCTGGAATAGTGGTTGTAACATTTAATACTGGTTCTTTCCAAGTACGTCCAGTACTCAACGCAGAATTTAATGTATATAAGTAATTAATATGATTTACTATATTTGTTCCAGTAGTAGGATCAGATTCAGCAACACTAGTACTATCCATAGTACCATTTGCATGTTTATCATCTATAGTATCAGAATTAAAACCAGTCCATGTATTAGCACTATTTCTATAATAAAATCCTGCATCACTAGTAACTCCAGAAACATGATAAGGTAATCCTATAGTATAAGATAATAATCCTTCATAGAAAAAATTACTATCATAAGCTGTTCTATCACTACTAGAAGCAAATACTTGTCTATCGTCTATTGCAATTCCAGTATTTGTAGTTCCTGATGTTTCAACTATTTTAAATCCTAAAGGAAATGGTATTCTAGTCATAACTAAAATGTAATTGTATAATGTAATGTTCTAGGAGTAGTTTCTCCAGAATAACTATTTAACGCATAATATACTCTATAAGTAACTGTAGTAGAATCAGTTCTAGTATAAGTTTCTGTAGTATTTAAGAAAGAACTAATGACATCATTATTACCTCCTTCTACATAATATATATGTGATAATAATCCATATGAATCAGGATAAGCAACACAAATATATTCATGAGTATTTACAGTTCCAGAATAAGTAGTAATATTTACTGTAAGAATTGTAGGTTCTATTGATATAAGTTTAGTACAACCAGTTGTAATTTCACTCCAAGTAGGTACTGTATTGTAATCTGATGTACCTGCTGTAAATGCTCCATAATATATAGGATCAACAGCAGTATATGTTTTTGTATTAGTGGCAGTTCCTGGAGCATATCCAGTATAATCATTTGCGTATACAGTTGCTCCATTTGATAAAACAACAAACTCAGGATCTGCCTCTCCCAACCCATTAGATTTAAATACTTGATTTACTTCAAATTTATAAGTTCCGGAAGTAAAGGTAACACTACTAGGATTAGTAAATGCAGTATCATTTAATTCATATGTAGCAGCACCATCAAATAATGCATATGCTTTTCCACCAGGACCATTCGTACTAACAAATGTTCCAACTATAGTCATTATTGAAGTAGATCCTCTTTCTACATATAATCCATTAAAATTAACAGGAGTTCCTTCTGTTAATACTATAGTTTCAGTAGGAATGACAAATATAGGATTAGATGGAGTTGAAAATAACATCATTCGTAATATAGCAACTAATGTTTGTCCATTTAAAGAAGCTACCGGGGTTCCTGCTGGTATACCACCAACTGTAGAAGAAGTTTCAATCCATCCTGTTGGGGACGTAAACGTAAAAGATGTTCCAGCTCCTAATAGATCCGCTAATGTAGCAGATCCAGAAACAGAATCTACAAATGTTAAATTAGAACTACCATCTTCATATATATAAGTTGTAGATGGTGTAACATTAAAATCTAAATTAGTTGTAACTGTTATATTTTCAACACTTAATCTATTTGTAGTCTTATTAAATATAAATGTTGAATCTCCTCCAAATATTCCACCATCATTAAATTGTACGTATGTATCTGATCCTGCTATAATAGCAATAGATTTATACGTACCATCATTCATTAATGCAGAAGTTCCTGCTCCAGAAGAAATTAATGAATCTAATAATGTTTTATTAACATGGGTGTGATTATTAGTATATGCTGTATCCCAATTAGTAGTATCTGTAGTAGTAATTAAATAAGCTTCAGAAGCTGTAAATATAGGATCATTTTCTATACTTAAATATCCGGCAGAAGCATGATTTCCCCAACCATAAGCAGTATCCCAATGAGTTATTTGAGTACTAGTTACAGTATAAGCAGGAGATGCTACAAAAATAGGATCAGTTTCAGTTATTAAGTATGGTACATCATTTGTTAAAAGAGATATATTATCTCCAGGTTGTAATCCAGTAGTTATTGCATTATCTACATATGCTTTAACTGATTGTTGTGTAGGTATAGCATGTGCATCATTAGATACTAATGTATCTTCATCTTTTACACTAGTTATATAAGTAGACTCAGATCCAAATGTTAATCTAGTAATATTTGCTCCTCCTACTACTCTAAATACTTCAGTACCTAAAAAAGAAACCCCACCGATAACTACTTTATCAGTAGTTAAGATAGGATTTAAAGTAGTAACTGTTGATTTAGTCCAATATGAATCACCACCAGATCCATTTATAATATATGGATTGTATCCAGTAGTTAACTCAATAACAGCTTCTTCAGCTTCATATGAAGGAACAACTATTGGTGTTAGTGTTCCATAATCCTCCAAAAAAGGATTACCAAGGGTAATTACTTCCATTAATGAGTAGTCTTTGTAGTGTTTCTAACATTTGTAACAACTCTTCTTTTCGTGCTATAAATGCACTTTTTTCTATAGATTGTAAATAAGTATAATAGTAACCAGCCTCTTGAATATCTCTATATTTATTGACATCCGATTCTGTCCACCTGGGAACTAATCTTAATTTATCATATACATCTTTCTTTACCTGCCCATATACTAATAATGATTCAATTTTGCTAGTAATAGTAGTCCAAGCAGAACCTGTATAATGTTGTACTTTGTAAACTATATCCCATATACCATCTGGTAATAGAGTAGCAGATGTTCCTAGAGCTACTGCACTATCAAATATCATACTAGCATCTAATGCAAATACTAAATCAGATTGAACAGTAAAAGGAGTAGCTAATCCTTTTCCGTATAAATCTATAGTATCATATACAGTTATTCCAGTAGGAGTATTTATAGTTATATCTAATGTTAAAGCATATGTTTGAGTAGTATATGCTTCTATAATAGTATAACTTGGATCTCCACCAGTTCCCCAACCAGTTGATGTATCTGTAAAAGTTATTAATTTGCCATCATTTTGTTCTATAGTAGATAAATCTAATGTTAATGCCATATTCTATATTTTTATATTATTATATCTTTATTTATTATAGGAGTACTACCACCATAAATAATTTTACCACTCATTTTGTATTTTATTATCTTTTTATAATTTCAGCTATAATATCATCAACTGTATTCCAATCATATTTGAATGCATGATTTCTAATTTCTTCTGATTTTAATATTAATTCGTTAGTTACATAAAATGAATATCTAATATCAAAATCACACTTCATTCCATAATGAGACATATTAACTTTTTCTCTCCATTCTTTATTGATGTAAGAATAGGTAGCTTCACTAATCGAACGACAATGAGTAGGATCTTGGATTGCTCTTATTGATGTATAATATGGAGTTATAATTGTAGCCTTACCACCTACTTTGAGTATTCTATATACTTCATCAAAAAATTGAATAAACCCATCTCTATCATCATTAGGATTTTTAATATCGTGAGGTATATGTTCTACATAATGAGAACAATGAATTTCATCAATACTATTATCTTCTATTGGCCAAGGATATGTTTGTAAATCAAATATATAATCTGTACTACTTGTTTCTACTTTATCTACTCCTAAATATCCATCTTTTTTACTATTCCCACAAGCAAGATCTATACAAATCCTACCATATTTCTCTTGATATTCCTTAAAAATTTGTTCCATTGTCCTAGTATAATATATCATTTTTGACATCCAAATGAGCCACAAGAACTCTACAATCACATGCAAACCGAAATCCTAATTTAGCAGCTTTCCTATAAAAATAAAAATCTTGAGTCATTTGTTTAACTGCACCATTTTCATCTCTACCTTCTTCTGTTTGAAACCAAGGTTCTTCAATATGTCTAAACATATCTAACTTAAATAAATTAAATCCCATTCCTAATGCATTTGCTGGAACTAACTCTCCGTGTTTAGGAACTCTTGGTTTAGAATCTAAAGGATCACCATCAGGATCTCCGAATATCATTGGAAAACCGTCTACTGATTTAGACCAATATAATCCACCAATAACATCATACTTATCCATATTTTCATATAACTTAAGTAAACCATCTACTGGTGGTAAATTATCTTCTTCTATTGTTAGTATATATCTAAAAGTTTTAAGATAATCATTATCTAAAATATATTTTATTAACGCATTGTAGGCTGCATCAACCTTCATAGTTTCTGCAAAAATAGGACCAGCTACAAGTTGATTCATTGGTTTTAATAACTTCATCCATGATTGAACAACCCTTGTTGGAAATATACCTCTAGTTGGACAAATTATAATTGTTGATAAATCTTCATACATTTTTGATTTGTCTACTCGATCAATCGACTTTCCGAGATCGCTATTATGTAGACCAGGTGTATTATCACCTAATATTCTTAATTCCATAGTTTATTAGACTAGATTTAATATTAAAAAAGAAAAGGTGGATGTTTTAGATCCACCCTTTAAATCATTATTCATGTTCTGCTACATAGAGATAATCTACATAGACATCATAACTTCCAGTTACTCCAGTGCTAACACTAGAACCACAAATGAAGTTGATTTGGTTATTTAGACTATTGTCACCAACTAATCTACCAGCACTTAATGCAGTAGTAGTAGGTACAGAAGCAGCACCAATAACACTTAAGTTAAGAGTGGCACATAATGCAACAGTACCACATCTCCATTGACCAGTTGCTAAAGTCGTAGCTGAAATAGTTACAGCATCACCTGAACACCATGTAATACCAGTTATAATAGCTCCTTTAGGAATATATACACCAGTATTAATAGTTGTAGCTGCATTACTAAGTGTTAAACGACCAACACCAGTTCTCTTAACATTAAACTTATTCATAGTTAATTATTTTTAAATTAGAAAGAAATAGCACTAAATCCTCCGGCAGATTCCATCCAAGGATTTAATACAGTTAATACATCAGTCATCTGATTAGAACTAATTGTATTAGGAATATAAATTTCAGTAGTAACCGGAGCTTTTTTAACATACTGATTATCAGGGGACTGATAAGGTACATTATGTTCGATAACTATGCAATCATAAGTTTCATCCTTAACTACTCTCATTGTAGGAGCAGTATACGGAAATGCAATTAAACTATGAACACCTCTATAACCTAACTGAGCTTGTTCAGCATCACGTACTTTCTGCCATGTTCCATTTCCTGGGAAAGGAGCAGTAGTATAAACTATAGTTGTAGCAGTAGTAAAATTGTTAGAAGTCAAGAATACTTTAAAATTAACTTGCTGATAAGCATCAAGTGCATTTACACTATCAGTTGTATCATATGGTAAAGCACGTGCAGTAAGTGTCAGATAAGTAGTTCCATCAGTTGCATTTACTCGTCTATGAGTATCTGCATTAATCTTAGCAACAAACTGATCTATCAAAGCTGCTACAGTAGCAGTCGTATTTGCTATAACCCTATAAGTAGAAGTTACCTGACCAGGATGTTCTCTAGTATCTGTAAACACGATACGAATAACATACTCTGTTCCTGCAACTACTGTAAGACTAGGTGTAACAGTTACAACTTGTTCTACAATTGCAGAATAAGCTCTACCTCTATAACCAATTACATCAGTTCCAACAATAAGATCAGAAAGAATCAATCTCCTAACACCAGTAACACTAGTACCTGTACCTTCCGTAACATAAGTATAAGTATCTCCAATAGCTTCTGCTATATAAATGGTATCAGTATCAGCTGTAGTCGCACCCGAACTAAGAAGTTTCTTGTTCTTATCAAGAACTATAACTTCTCCATCGGCTGGACCATTTGTACCAGTATAAAGAGTAGCAGCAGTAAGTGCAGCAGTTCGGGAAATATCTTTCCCTATTAAAACTTTATTTACTCTATTAATCATTTTATTTTATTTTATTTTATTAATACATATATACACTTCGGTGGATTGAAGGAATGTACATTGTATTAATGTACAGGCTCTTCTACTCCGCTCTTGGTTATCATAGTAAACTATGGCGTTTCTACGTTGAACCTGAGTGTATTTCTTAACTTATTCCATGGTATTAATTTCATTAGAATAAGTACTATACCTGTCACTAAGTGTATTTTCCAAATACATTCCCACTGCTAATTTTACAATTTCATAATGGGTTTGTAATGGTAAATCACAAGCAACTATAGAAGTTACAGTTATTGGATTTTTGATATATCTTAAATAATAAGTTGGTATAGTATAATTTCCATCAGATATTAATAATACAATTGATCCTTGATACATCCTTAAAGGTCTTGCTTCATAATAATGTAAAATGTGAGAACTTAAAGGATTATCTATGTCTTCTCTATATCTATCCGATGTGGTCTGTTTAACTCCTTCTCTAACAGTTGTTAATACAGTATTTTTTGTAAATTGAATATCTACTTCTTCTCCAACTGTTAAAAAATAATCAACAGGTAAAGTAGCTTGATAAGCATTTGGTTTTATAGTACTAGCACTAGATGTACTAATAGTAGATTCTGTTACAATAGTTCTAAGATCATTTGTACGTTTTTGACTTTGTTCAAATGATTCACCCTTAATATTCAATCCACTATATCTAGTCTTTATAAATTTATCTATAGCTCTATTTATCCAGTAAAATATAATATCCGATCCAGGCATAGGTGAAGATCCAGAATCTTTACTACGTGTTATGAAATCACCATTATTTGTTAGTTCTGTAACAAATGATATTTGCATTTCTCTAGATGTCATATTATTCTACTTTAGAGGCATTAAGTTGTTCAAATGTTTGTACTCTAAGACTTTCAGTATTTTCTACTACTAACGATACAGCTATAATAACTATTTCAGAATGAGTATGTAATGCTAATTCACAAGTATTAGTTTCATAAGTTCCAGGAGTTCCTAATACTAATTTCTTAGGTCTTTTTACATATCTTATATTACAAGTAGTAGGAATAAATTCATCTCCATGTATAAATGCTATTTTATCTCCATAAAATGTAACCAGAGGTCTACGTATATATGGATTATTCATAGTATCTTTAAGATACTCAGTTATATATTCATATTGAACTACATTCTTAACTTGCATAGTAATTGCACCTGATCCACTTAAAAAGGAACTTATATAGAACATATATGGAGAAGTTGCATCACTAACTGGAAGATTACATTCCTTTACATTACTTGCTAATCCACTTTGAGTCAAAACAATAGTTGTAGAATTAATTAATATATTCCTAATATCATCTATTCTTTTCTGACCTTGTTCAAATGATTCCTGTCTATAGTTATTTCCAAATACTCTTTGTTTAATAAATCTATCTTGTGCTTCATTAAGCCAAAAATCAATCTCCTCTGGAAGGAAGTCAGGACTTCCAACCAAAGAAGTAGATTTATCTAAATGTAGCCTAAAGGCTGTATGCATTTCAGTAACAGTCATTACTTACTATTAACTTCATTTATAATTATAGCTTTTAAATCTCTATTTTGAGGAGAATCTAAGTATGAAATAGCATCTTCAAGATTATGTCCAATTACATCAGTTCCATATTTATATTCTGATTTGTTTCGTCTAATAACATTTTTTGATACAGCTTCTTGAATCAAATAATCAGTTTCTCTTTGACTATTATCAATCCATTTTTCAAAGAACTTTGATGGATCTTTTTCTACAATATCAAATAACTTACTTTCAACTAAATCTGCACTTAAATTATCAGATTTATGACCAAATAAACGCAATACTTTTCTCATATCTGACAATGAAAGTTTATCAAACTCTTTCATTGCTTTACGTTTAATTTGATTAATCTTATTAGATTCTGTAGCTTCTATCTCTTTATTTATTAAAACAAAATCAGCATATGGATTTCTATCGGAAAATCCATCTTTTACTCTTTTATGACTTTTAAGGAATAAATATCTAAGTTCATCCCAAGGATCATCTAAATGTAAATATATATCCTTACTTGAAGTTCTAATATAGAAATTAAGCCAGAACTCAGATGAAGGATGTAATCCTTTTCCTATCTTTTCTCCTAAACGTTTGGCATCTTCATCAGTTAATCCTGTATAGATTGCACCAGAACGTGTTAAATATGTTCCAATATAATTAGAACAATTTTTATAATTGTATACTCCTGCCCACGAACTTTTGCGTAGGGGTCGTAATATAACTTCCATTAATTTAATTATTAAGAGTTAAACATTATAATATGAGAGGGGATACTAAGATCCCACATCTCATATTAACTTAATTATTTTAACTATTGAGCATCGCAAATGAGCTCACCGGAACTAGTTGGGTCCTTAATCATAATACCTTGTTCTGACAAGAAATGAACTGAATATCCATCTTTTGCATTAGAACGAAGAGTATTCTTTGATGTAGCAAATCCTTGTCCAGGAGCAACTGAACCACCAGTATACCACTGTACCATTTCACGTCCTTTACGGACAACCTTCATAACATTGGATTCACCATCACGGTTACCAAAATCAAGGAAGGTAAAACGATAGGATTCTAACGGTTTACCAGTTACAGGATGCAACTTACGATTATATACTATATTGTCATATAATGGAAAATGTTTCAATGTTAATTCAATACCATTGAGCATTTTATAAGTCGTAAACTGACCTTGTAAGGTAAGATTCTGACCAGTTCCACTGACAAAATGAGTATCAACTAATTGATATCCCGTTGCTTTTGCTCTAAGAACTCTATCTAATTCTTTCATTCCCATTTCACCAACTAGTGCTACGAACTTACGATCGTTAGTACCAAGGACATTATAGGAAAGATCAAATAAGAAATCTTCTAATATATCAATAGTAAGAGTAGTATAAGTCTTACGATTGGATGGAGCAATCTGTTGTAATAGACCAGCACCAATATACACAGGACGTCCGCTTGTACCAATTAAATCAGTCGTACCATCAGCGTTAGCATTAAACTTAGAATAAACTAATTGACGATCAAGACTCCGATACCATTGCCGTAAAGCAATCCATTCTTGATAATCTGACCATAAATATGAAGTCTTCTTACTTTTAGGATCACGCGTTGCAATAACCATTACAGAAGCAACAGCAGATCCAGTTATATCATAAGAAAGACGCATAGTTGTTAGATGATTTCTAAGTTTAAATGGAGCTTGATAATTGACAATATCTGCTTCTTCTGAATACTCTTCATAAGCAGAACCTAACCTACTGACTTGAGCACCAGCTACTAACAATGTAGGTGGTATAAAAGAAGACGGTTGTCCATCAGCACAAACTACTGTATAAACATAATCATTACCATCTTGATAAGGAGTACCCATTACTCTTACTTGGAATTCTTTATCATCGAATTCGAGAATGGCACCAGGACCAAACCATTTTTCTCCTAACCACAATTGAATAGGAGTTCCGTTAATACCAGGAGTTAAATCAGAAGTTATAGTAGCACCTTGCCACTTAGCTTGTTTAATCGAAATTGCTTTGTCACTTTCAATCATTACAGGCCATTCATATTGACGATTTTCAGTGATAATAGTTTTACCCATACCACTTGTTAAGAAGTCAATTGAACTATTCTCATAACGACCAAAAATGTAAGACAATACTGTAAACACCTTATGAGGTTCAGTCATTAACGCGTTTGAAAGCATGTTCTCATCTACTAGATCAGAAAACCATCTGGTCTTAAATAGTTGAAGATCATTTAATACACTATCTTGCATTTTAAATTTTAAATTTTAAATTATTTAAAAAGATACAAGCTCTTTACTAGCAATTTCCCAAAGCTGTGATACTTTACTTTCTCCTTGTTCTTCCATATCAGAATGAGTATTCTTTGTACTCTTTCCTTGAGTTTTAAGTTTTAGTTTAAGATTTTTAACAGCATCGCTAGAGGCTTTTCTTTGAATTTCTTTTACTATAGTATTCCTATTCTTTGTAAAATAAGCAGATTCAACAAGATTTTCTAAAGAATCAGAATAATCTTTTTGATATCTAGTTGATCCATCTCTTTCAGGTTTGAAAATATACTCTAATAATTCTTTCTTTTGCTTATCTGAGATTGGAATACCTCTAATATTTTCTTTATCTTTTACAATTTTCTCTACGTTCCGAACAAAGTTTAGTTGCTCCTTAATCTCAGTTTCCTGACGATTTTTCTGAGTTTCTAATAGCTCTTTCTTAGTTTTTTCTTTAAATTCTTTGACTTCTTCCAAAGAATCTTTAGCTTCTTCTTCTAAAGACTCAGTCTCTTCATATCTACTAATAAGCTTTTCTATACGTTGTTCAGAGTATCCTCGATTACGAAGATTTTCTTTAATGACTGCTTTTTGATTATATTCCTTTGTAAGATCTATTCCTTCAGTATTTACATCTGAACGATATACAGTTTTATAAAAATCTGCTACTCGTCCACCATCTTTAACAAATTCATCTAATTCCCTAACTTCATCATTTGCATATCTAGGTTGAGAAGCCTCATCAACAATACTTTGCATATGTTTGACAAGATCTTTTATATTAGTTGGTTTTTCATCCTTTTCGTATTTCCATCCTAATTCTTCTGCAAATAAATCAGAAAAAGCTTCAACTATTTCTTTCTCTTCGAGATCTATTTCTTCACTCTCTTCTTCCTTTATATCTGATTTTTTCTTTTTAGAAGTAATAGTTTCTTCAACTTCCTCTTCTTCAATTTCTTCATCAGATTCTTCCTCTTCAGTTTCTTCTATTACTTTTTTGGGTTTAATAATAGGTTCCTCTTTTTTTATTTTCTTATCAGCAGGAACTTTCTCGGAATCATCATCCTGAACCTTTTTCTTGGTATCAAGAGACTCCATGCTTTTTTTAACATCTTCTGGATTTACCTCTGGAAGATCATCATCTTCAATATTTCTATTTCCACCAGATGGTATGAGTTGATCCATTACTGCATCAAATCCTCCAAATAGATTTTTTACTTCATCTGCCATACTATATTTATTATTTATTATTTACTAGATGGACGTTTCATTGCCACCTTTCTTTTAATTTCTAACTCTTGTTTTTTCAACTGTTCATCAACTTTATTTTTTCTAACAGTCTCAGAAATTATAGCTTGTTTATATCTTTCATCTGCTAAATTTTTATCTCTTTGTAATTCTAATTTCATTTCTTCACTTCCATCAGTCTCAATATTAATATTATCTGGACCTTCAGGTTGTTGTTTAGATGCTACTTGAATTTCAGCAACTGTAATTGCAGTCTCAGCTTTTCTAATAGAATCTTCTTCTTTAATTCTACGTTCCTCTGCTTTATCTTGCAACTCAAATTGTTGTTGCTGTTGTTGCATTTGTGCTTGTTGTTTCTGCATCTCTTGTTCAGCTTTTGCCCTATTATCTTCTATTTCTTTTAACTTACGTTTAATTTCAGATAAACTATCACTAGTAAGAAGAGTAACAACATCTGATAATGTAGCACCGTTTTGAATAGCAGGTTGCATTAAACTTCTAAGAGCTTCAAGATTCTGATTTTCTTTACTAGAATCAGATACAAATATATCAAAATCTGAATATAAAAATTCATCATTTAATTCTAAAAACATTCTAGAAAAATCATCAACTATAAAAGTTAATTTCTTTTTATTATTAGTAGACCATGCATACTTAGCAACATTTAATAAAGATGTATACGCTCTTTTTTTAACATGATTATGCATTTCAAATAGAGGTTCTGTAATATGACTAGATTGAATAGTAGCTCTTTGAACATTACCAACTAATTCATTAGAACTAATCTGTCCTTGTCTTTGTCTAGATACTCCAGATATTTCTCCAGCCATATCCTCTATCTTATCAAGTAATCCTATATAATCAGCAATAACAGCTGACATTGTAAGATCTTGAGCAGACATTTGGTTATAAACAGCTGGTCTACCTCCTTCACGTCCAGGAATATCCCATCCTTCCTCATAAGGATTAATAAGATTTACTCCTAAAGCAGATAGATAATGCATCCATTGTTTTACATCAATTCCCATAGATTTAGGAATCTGTGTAATATCCATATTAATAATTCTACCTTTATCTCTAGCTAAAGCAAGTTCTAAACGATACCATACTACAATATACATATATTGTAATGGTTTCATTAAATCAACCAATGATTTATTTCTAGTATTAGTAGAATTATATTTACAACCTATATATGGTAATTTGGTAACTTTAGGATGTTCTAATGACTGATATTGATATTGAACTGGACCCATATCTAAATGAATATCAGTTCCAACTCTATATCCTTCCCATATTTCAGTCATCCAATCCCATTCAATAGTTATCCCTTTAACTTTATCTTCTTCGGTAAGTCGATAAGTCTCATCTACAATCTCTTCTACTTCTTGTCCAGTTTCTAGATCATTATATCTAAGAGTACCAAATTTCTTAAATGATTTCCAACATGTATGCCATACTGGTACTAATTGTCCTTTAAAAAATTCATCTTGTTGTATATCAGAGATTATTTTATCTCTATACATTATACTATTATAATTTACATCTCCTGGACGACTAACCATTGATTGTCCACCATCAATCATTTTAAGAAGTTTATCAAGATCTTCTTCTATCATTGTAGATTGAAATCTATCATATATAGCACCTGGAGACATAAGAAATCGTCTAACAAACCAATCTCCATCTTCTATATAATCTAAATCTGGATCATTATCATAAGTACAATGATATGGATTAACTCTTTCTAATGATGCTTCCCCATTAACTATACCAGTATAGTATAGCTCTTCTCCAGCTATTAATGCATCTTTCCATCCTTTAAGAAACTCATGATCTATACTAAGTTGTTCCCTAAGATATTTCAAAGAATTATAAGCAGTTTGTTCAGCAACAGTATTATACTTATTTTTTATGTATGTATCAATCTCAGATAATCTCTTATCTATTTCATCATCATCTTGACCTTCAACTAATGCTCCAAGATACTCTTTTATTAACAATTGTTTCTTATAATCTTGAATTTGAGATACTGACTCATCATTAGTAGAAAATACTCTAAAATTAAACGGTCGTTTAGTTTCTTCCCCTAGTAATAAATCTATCTTAGGTTTGATAATATTCATATTCTGAGGATGAGCAGGAAATGAATCACCAACATTAAATGGGTCAATTACATACTTAAAGTCATCTTCACTAAAGACACTATTATATAGATCATAATCTATTTTTAGTATGTCTTTTCTTGATCTGCCATTTACAAATGAACTTCCTTCTCTAGATATAAGTACATCAACACATGCTTTTCTCCATGGTTCTGTCTTCTTAACTAATGGTAATTTTTGTGCTGGAAATTCTGATCTTTTATAATATAAATCCATTCCTTTTTATTTAAAACTTTCAAACTCCATCTTTCCAAATAATGGAAATTCGAATAGTAAATTAACTTTTTCTATTTCTTCTTTTTTCTTTACGTGAAGCTCGTGAAGCTCCTCTATATATATCATTAAGATAAACATTGCAGATACTCTATCAAAATTACCTTTATCATTATAAGCAATAAGTTCTTCTAATAATGGTTCTGAATATATCTTAGTTAAATTCTTTTTACCAGGTTCATACTCTTCTATCAACCAATCTCTTAATCTACCTTCTGCCCAATCTTTAAGTGCAGTTACCATATGAGTTCCTTTTACTCTAGCAACTTTACTATCTTTAATTATCTTTGATATAATTCCAGGTTGATCAGCTAATAAATAATCAATATGTTTGTTTTTAAAGTATACACTTAATCCAGGATTTTGATTTTCATATAAAACATTGGCATGATAATATACTAATAATTTTCTAACTATCTCATAAAAATCATCAGCTGTATCCGGTCTACCGGTATATTCAGCAACTATGGTATCATATGAATATTCAAATGTTTGAAATCTTTTATATATAAATACAGATCCTAAAGAATCTGTTCCAGACTTATCATAATCATAAGAATCACAAGAACCTATATATAAACCCCAAGGAGGATTATCCATTGGATGTTCCCATATAACTATTGCTCCCTCTCTATTAGTAGTTTTATCTAATTTATACTTCGTTAAATCCTTTAAATCTTTAGATTGTCTCCATTTAAGTAATCCAACTTCATCAGTATATAGTTCACCAACTTGTTTGAAATTTTTTATATCTTCATTATTTCTTATATGAGCAAGATGCCTAATTAAATCTTTCTTAGGAAATATATTACCACTTAATTGAAGAGTGGCTTCCATAGGATTAAATGGATGTTCTGCTATATATCTATCAATTGCATTTCTATCAGTAGCATTATCTATAATCTTCTGACGTTCTTTTAATGAATACTCTATAGCAACTTTTATATTAGTATTACCATCAATATCCATGAAAGATCTACCTTGATCATCATAACCTTCCATATTAGCATAATCAGGAACAAAAAATCCACATTTTTTAATAGATCCTTCATCCCATATATTATCTACTGATAATACATTATAACCATCAGGTTCATAAAATAAATCCTTTAATCCAGTATAATCTGCTTCATTAGTACCTCCTGTACCATAAGCTATCATAAGACCAAATACATTTGAACCTTGTTCTACTGATGGTCTAGCTATTTGCCAAGCATCTTTAAGACCTGGAAATTTACCTCCTTCTTCCCATAAGATTAATTTAGCAGCTTTACCTCTAGCCTTTTGAATATCATTTTTTAAAGTGACTCCTATAATCTCAGACATAATACCTGCCTCAATCATAGTACCTTCGTTATTAACTACATAAGATGCTCTCTTATGCATCTTAGTATCAACTTTCTGTCTCTTCTTAGTCCATGCTGTATTAGCATCTATCCAAGACATTAAATCCCAAGCCTTTGTTAATAATCCGTCTTTAGTAAGATATTCATTTTCAGAAGCAATTGCATAAGATTTAGATTGTGGTATTAAATAAAAATTTCGACATAACATCGAACTTCCTTTATATGAATAACCTTTACGTCTAGCTTTGATAACTACAGCATGTTTGCCTAAATGTTCTGCTTCTTCTATATAATTAAAATACTGATAATCATAATCATAAAACTTAGGAAAATCCCTTTTTCTTTCAACTATCTTCTTAGTTAAATTCTCACCAATCTTAATTTCTCTTTCTTCAACAATTAGTATAGGAGAATAATTTAAATAAAAATAATTATAACCTGAAATAAAATCTCCATCATCAGCAGTCCATCCAAATAAACAACGTCTAGTTTCTTCATCCCAATACTCTTTATATCCTGTTGTTCCTTTTGGAGATACTGTATAATATCCATATTTTTGAAAATGTATTGAAGCTTGTCTAAATTTGTCAGTATTTTTAATCATTTATTAATTCTGTTGAAATGATTTAAAAGAACTAGCATCTTCATATAAATCAACTTGAGTACCACCTTTAACTCTACTAGTTTCTAATTCTTCTTTTCTAACTTGTTCTCTAAGAGAATGTAAGGATTTAAGTATGCCTCCAGACTTTTCTAAATTAGCAGCTAAATCCCTAGATGAATAAATTGGACGACCAGATTTATCTACTTCATCCCAATTAACTCTCTTATAAAAATCCATTAATTTTTTAGCACCTTCTATATTTTCTTCAAGAAATTGTAAAGAAAAAGTATGCCTAAAATCTTTATATCTTTCAATTGCTTGTTTAGTAAGATTATCTAATTCGTAATCTTCCTTACTAAATATATCATTCTTTATGACTCTATCCCTAACATCTTCATCTATATAAGACATATAAGGAGAATCCCATTTATACATAAATATTATATAAGATATCTTATTAAATGAATCTTGTTTACCTTTTGATTTATCAGATTCATATATCTTTTTGAATAATGGAATAGATAATTCATCTGCATTAAGAACTACTTTACCATCTATTATATCAAATAACTTCATATCAACGTTACGTTTAATTATATTATTTGTTACCCCTCTTTAGCTATGATTCTCTGATAGAAATTTTTCTCAGTATTACGTTTTTTATCTTCTATAGTCCTACCAAGTTTAAATACAAATTTAGCAAAGTATGGTATCATTATAGGTCTAATATCATTAGGATCTTTCATTCGATACTTAGCAAAGAGTAAAGGGTGCTCACAGATTAGTTTGATCACCCTCTTATCTTTATTATACTTCAAAGACAGTTCTTTAATTATTTCTTCCATAATTATTTAATATCATCTGATAACTGTTTAATTAACTCACAAACTTTACTACTTTGATATTCTAATATATGATCAAACCTGTTAATAGTTTTATTTCTATTCTCTTCATTTATCTTCAGTCTTTTTAATCCTTCAGGAGTACCTATACAAGTAAAAGTATGTCCATACTGATCATTACTATCAGTACCTACGTACTCTCCACATTTATCACAGTATCCAATAAGATCCTCTTGAAATACTATTTTCTTAAATTTATCAAATGTAGATTTAGTCATATTATTTATGTTTAAATCCTACAACTTTATTCTTATTGTTTTCAATATCATTCTGTTTACTAGTAAGAGTATGATCATAAACTAACCAATTAAATAAATATATCTTCTTGTTATAATCAACATTACTAATCTTATTCTCTTTATCTTTAATATTAACTGTTTCAGTTATTATTCTTTTATACATTAACATCTATTCCTAATTGTTTTAATAATACTTTTAATTCACTAATATTCTTTATATAACCATCAAATATCAACATAGCACCTTTAAGTTTAGGATCATACCATACTTGTGTATAATGACTATCTTCTCTATAAGCAATTTCATATTTATCTTTATAATAGTGTTGTTTAAGTTCTAGATTAGAGTTAAATCCTAAATCTTCTATATCAGATTTATCTAAGTATTTAACTCTAATCCAATTTTCTAAAGGATCATCTGGTTTATAATATATACGTTGAACCCAACCTAATGTAAATAAATCAAAATATTCATCTTTAGTTGGTAATATAACTTGTTTCTCAAATCCAGTTCTATTCCAATTACAATCACTTCCATTAAACTCAAATTCAAATCCAACATGAAATTCATCAATATTAGGTGTGTAATATTTATCATTCATATTTAGATGTTTTAATAAATTGATGTAATAAATTAGCAAATCCTTCAATTAATTCCTCATTACCACTTAAATCTTCTTTACCCATAGTACTAAATATCACATGAACTAATTCATGATAAAATGATAACTCTTTATAACTTTCTGTACAAGTAAATCCAGTATGATTAGTAAATATTTCTATAGTATTAGTAGGATAACAAACATGCCCTGTAGTATCATTTCGTATTCCCTCTGGTCTAACATTAGATAACTTAACAGAATAAGTAGTTCCTCCTAAACTAAAAGATGTTGGTATATTATCCATCTAATCCTATTTTAAATGTAACTTGTAATCCATTATCATATATCAATGGTTTTAATCCTTGATATAATTTCCATACAGATCCTTCTTGAACTAATACATTTTTATTCTTAAATAGAGTTAAATAAGTAGAAAGATTACATTCATTAATATTACAACTTTCTATAATCTCATGTCTATTATCTCTATTTAACAAAGATTTATTAATAGGAGTAATATCATTTAATTCAAATAGTTTAGATAACACTAAAGTTTGTTTATCAGTTAATCCTAATAAACTATTTAATAATTTAGTATACTCATTATACAATTGTTGCCTCTGTAATACTTTCTTCTGAAATTGATTCATTTGCTTCTCCTTTCTGACTATCTTTGTCAGTTGATTGATCAATTTTTGTAACTTCATTCTCTTCTTTTTTCTTATTAGATTCAACATAAAATAAAGCCATTTCATTACCACAATCTCTGCATACTAATCTCATCTCTGCTGTATTAGTAGGTGGTAATACAATTCTTACTGCTTGTCCATTAGGTACATTCTCTTCTAATATATATTTGCTTTTACATTTACCACAGAATAATACTAAATGTCCATAATCATAATTCTTTACTTCTACTTTCTGTTCTCCAGAAACTTCTGGAGTTTGACTAATTTCTTTATTTTCTTTCATTATCTTATTATTTAAATATACCAAAAATGCCTAAATGGATTAACTGTATAATAACTAGGAGTATAATATTTTACTGAAGGGTTTTCAATGTCTTCCAACTTCTTCTGTAATTCTTTAAGTTGTTCTTGCAAGTTAGAAACCTCATCAGTTTTAACTGTTTCGTTCTTAGTTTCTGGTTCAACTTCTTTTGAAGTTTCCAACTCATTACTGTTTTCAGGAAAGTCATCCCAACAAATTTTATTAATTTCTATATCATTATCCTCATCATCTAAATAAACAAAATAGTTTTCATGTTCTTCAACTATATAACTTTCAATACTAACTCTAACAGATTTTACTGATTCAGATTTATCTCCAAAGTCATAATCTGTTTTAGTTATTTCATACATACCAGTCTTATCGTTATAATATAGTATATCTCCAGGAACTAATCCTTTAATCTCTTTAATTACTTTTACTCTCATATTACTATAAATTATATGTTATTTTTAATCCATTATTACAAATAAAAGTTTTACTATAACTATTACCAACTGTATAAATTATTTCACAATTTGGATATTTACCTATTACTTTTACTCTCATATTATTAAAAACATTTACTAATCTTATTTACAACTCTAGTTATAGGACAATTATATTTGTAATTACAATCATCACAAATATTATCATCATCTATAAATATATTTTCATGTCTAACTCTAACTCTAGGTATAAGATGATACTCCCTTATTACTATATCACCTTTCTTATTAAATCTTAGTTTTCTCATTATCTTTACTTTTTATATTATTATATCTATATTCAAACCACCATTTTCTTAATTTCTTTCTATAATTACTAATTTCTAGATTATAATATTCTTGAAAATGTTTATATGAATCCTCTTTAGAATTAATCCATAACCATAAAGTATAATTATCTAATAAAGGCATATTTTGAGTACTTTCAGCAATATCTAATATCTTTTCAAAGTTAGGATCATCTATCATATTCTTATCTATAAACTCCTGAATATTATTTATATCATCAGTAATTTCAATTATAGGATATTCTTTATTAAATATATAATCTAAATGACCATCACTAAGTTGTAATTTACTTTCATCTATCATCATCTTCATATTTAGTAATTAACTCTTCAATAATCCTATTAATCTCATCTTTATCATCTATCTTTAAATTAGTAGATATAAATTTATACATCTTCTTCTCAATATCTGGAATACTATAATTATACTTAATACTTAGATAATATTCATCTAATTCCTCTAACAATTCTTGTTCTTTACTCATTGAATCAAATACCTTACTCATAAATTTAATATAATTTGGAATAACTTCTCTTTCTCTTTCTTTGTATCATTCTCTTAGAAATTTCCATTCTTCGTAGTCTGTCCATATCATAATATTCTTCCTCTAACTTTATATCCTAATATAAATCCTATTACTAGAGCAACTACTATTAATACTACATATATCATAATATCTTATACGAATTAAATAAAATAAATGTTACAAATAATTATATAAATTACATAATAAATATTAGTAGACATAAGAAAAGCCTATTTTCTAGGCTTACGAGATTTATACTTAATTCCATCTATTGTTACATGTTTATTTTCTTCATTAAGAATATTATCAATTAAATACCCTAATCTAAGAATAGTACTTTCATTTTCATTTATTACTTCATAATTACTAAATCTAAAGACTTTAAATACCCCATTATTCTTAATAATTCCAGATCTTAATCTATCATTTTTCTGTTGATCCTTAGTATTATGATACTCTCCATCTATCTCTATAACTATATTTAAAGATGGAATATAGAAGTCAACTATATAAAATTTGTCTAATTTATCCTTTCTATACCAAAATATCTTTTGAAATTCATAATCTAAATTAATAGATTTTAATAAAGCTTTGAATACCTTTTCTGCTTCAGTTTGATTCTTTATTAATTCATCTTTGTAATGATTAGCAGCTTCATTTGGAGTTTTAAATACTAATCCATTAACTACCTTAACCTTTGGTAATTTCTTTTTTAATATCTTTTTAACTCTTTCTATTTCCTTACTATTAAGAAGGTCTAGTATCTTCTTAATTTCTTTAACTGTAAATTGTATTTTCTTTTCTTTCTTATTTAACATACCACACCCTCCCCAGAGGAGTTTTACTCCGATCTGATTACATCAACCAGATTTCCTGATTAACGTTTGTTTGAATTAAGTAAGAGTTTTCTAAGTGGTGTGAGACTAGTCTATTGCTAATCTTGTCGACGTTACCCAAAATGGTTCAATCCCGAACACTGACAATTGGCATATACTTTCTTACTTAATATTTTAGACCTGGATACAAACAACTAATTATTTATTAGCTTAGTAAACCCCAGTGAAGCTTTCTCTTAGTTGGTGAGACTAACCCGGATATATCTTATACCCTACAGCTCATTAATCCAAACATAATTTGGATTGTCTAGATTCTAGATACTGATAATCTTATAAAAAGGTTACATAAATCTGGTAAAATTTGAAAAATTCTTATTACAAAATATTATCATAATTTATTATTAATCTTTTAATTCAGGTATTTCTTTATATAATTCATTCAATACAGATTGTTTAACTTCCAACCTCTGTTTATAAGTTAGTTTATTATAGTTAGGATTTAGTCTAATTCTTCTAGAAACTGTAGAATCTAATTCTGTCTTTATTTTATTTAAACGATTCCTATGTAAGTTATTTTCTACTCCAACCCAATCTTTCCAAGGTAAGATTAATATTGAAATAAATAATATAATACCAATAAAAATTATTTTTTTCATATTGTTAGTTTTTAATTATTTTATCTAAATACTTTTCTTTAATAAATTGATCAAAAGTAATATCTAATTTATTTTCATGTATATACAAATACCATATACATTTAAGTAGTATTTCATAATTTTCTTTAAGTTGTCCTAATCCTGTATTACAGTTACTACATAATAATTTTCTAACTTCTTTAGTATTATGATTATGATCAACTCCCATTTGTTTTGTATTATTATTTTGTCCGCATATAAAACATAATCCGTTTTGATTATTTAACATTTCATTATATATAGTTAAATTTATTCCAAATTTCTGTCTTAATTTTAAATTTCTTAATCTATCTTTATATTTTTGTGGATCTTTAAGTCGTCTAATTTCTCTACGTTTATTTTCACATATTTTACATCTACATTGTGCAATACGTTTTCCTCTATGTGGTCTTGTTCTAAAATCTATATCATAGACTTTCCATTGTTCACACATACTACAGTATTTATACTTAATTTTATCTATTATTTTTATAGTTTTTTGTTCTTTCATGTTGTTGTATATTAATATAATATACGGTATATAATAATAGAAGTTACCCCTATTCGCATATATTTAAAATTATTTTATTGAAAATTTTTTGATTTATATATACAAACCCCTTGCCCACCCTAGTCATCCGTCCCCGATCCGCATTCGCGGAGGAAACTACCCGTACCAAATTACGACACTAATAATTTATGATATGGCTAACAAAAATGAAACACCTGCTAACGCAGGATCGAGTGTCATCACTTCATTTCGTTATTACAAGGGATTATGCTTTGTAACATTGGAAAATGGTGTTAATGGCATTATTGGAGATTCCATCTCCATGCCTTTGGGTACTATGCTCACACTGAAAGGTCAACAAATCAGTTATGAGTACAGTGGTACTAAAGGTGAGTACAAACAATATAAGTTAGGATTTGCCCTTTAATTAGGGCAATCCTATCTCTTTTACTACTATATCTATAGAATCGCGAGATGGGAGCGATTGCACAATTGATATTCGAATAGAATATCGCAATTACAGATATAGTTTGTAAACCTATAATTACATCCCTCAATCCTCGACTCCCTTCAAAGGGAATCTTCGGCATAAAAATATATAGAATAGAGTAATTAATTGCATTAGTCGCTGCAATAGATTCATCAGACTAATTATCATAGTAAGCCTGAAATTGTCCGTGCAACTAAGCTGTTACTAATACGATTAGGATATTAGCATGTGTCATTGATAATAAACGGTGATTACTCTTTCTATTTTTTATCAAAATAATCACAACCTAAATAGCTAAACATATGAATCCACTACGATTTAACAAAGAAGACATACTATCAGCATTACTATTAATCTTCATAGGAATATTAATAGGATTTGCTATATGTATAGCAATATTTTAAGCTAAGGAGAAGTTTATAAAGCTCAGTTAGATTAGATCATACTATAAATCTTATATTTCAGAAAACCAAATCTATCATACTAAATAGAACAGTAGCTGAATACATAAGTCACAATGTATCTAATCTAACTATTTTTATTGAAACCAGTAATAATTAAACATATGATTAACAAAGAAGAAGGTGAATCAAGAAAACTCATAAGAGTACAACATCCTCCAACATCTGGATCAATAATAGGATGGAGAGCTATCTTCAAAGCTAACGATGAAATATTAGCATGCGTTCGACTAAATACTAAAAATTGGAATATATATGACATAACAAAAGATATAAACCACTTAGAAAAAGCTAAAACTACTCAAATCATATTAAAACCATTATTTGTATCATCGAATGATTGATAGCCATGTGATTCAAAATTACAGAAAGTCGTGAGATTCCTGTAATTCTATTATATATGAATAACCACTAATAATATATCATATGATAGACTATAAATTCATACAAATACATACAGTTTCAACCATAGAAGCACCAACAATGATTCCGTTAATCCTATCAAATACACATATAGTAAAATTCACTTATATGTTCTACATAGAATTATGGAATGAAGCTAACTACGAAAGAGAAGAACCAGATAAAACTATAATTTTATCAAACAACTAAGAAATTATAAAAATTAGTACTAGATTAATTATGACCAATTAAACTTATACACATAATTTCTAAACTTACAACTTAAGAGTAATCTAAATTATATAATAAAGATTTTGGATTAATATAAATATAAAATAATTATTTTTCATTTCAGCTGATTACTCTTAAGTTCTTATTACAACCACAAATATATATATCTCAAATATAAAAATTTGATTATTTATTAACCTCTTTTAAATTGACAAAAATGACAGAACAAATTATGATTGATAGTAAAGATTTTATTGTAAAAGTCTTACTAAACAAAAATAAAGAACGCAATCACACAGACGTAACCAAACCACAAATAGCTTCAAAAGAAGGAGCTAATGGCGAAAAAGGACAATTCTTTCAATTATCCTTATTAGCTAAGAAAACCGGACCAAGATCAGTACAAGGCAAGAAAATATTATTCAATGTATGGAATAATGGTCAAAGAGCTATATTATTTGATGATATAGCTAACGCATTAGAAAACGAAAAATACACTATCAGTAAGATCGACGGAGGAGCAATCCTAAACGATTCTGGAACAGATGGAGTATTATTCTACGGCGAATTATGTACAGAAGAAGCTCGTGATCCAGAAACCGGTGCACCTTTCATTTATGAAAGAACAGATATTAATGGAAAACCATTAATTAATCCTAAAACCGGTAAATCAAATACTGCAAATAGTATTCAAATGTTTATCCTTGACTTTGAATTCAAAAATGGAACAAAAGAAATTCTATTTGCAGCTGAACAACGTCGCATGTTTGAACACAGAATCAAAGTTACATCAGGATCTGATAATCCAATAACAGTTGATGAAGAAGAACTTGAAAGAAATGTAACTGAAACAGTTGATAGCACTAACGCTGCTAAACCAATAACAAAAGTAAAATAAAACAAAAAGAGAGTCTCTAACTTGGCATAGTGTCTTGAATAAACAACATTGAAATATTAACAAAATAATAAATTAATGCTAAGAGACTCTCTTTTTCATTTAATAACAAAGTAATGCAACCATGAAAGATACAAATGAGTATTTGTATCAACAGTAATGGCGGTCACAAGTCCGTAATAATGCTAACTCATGTGCATCTATGAGTATACTAAATTGATGAAAAACATAGCTTAATGCAGAGTGAAGTATAGTACATGATAGCAAATTATTGCTAGATCCAATCCATTTGTGTACTATTGGGACTATAGAAATATAGTGCTAATGCGCTTGTAGGTTACGGTTAAACCTTCAAAATCATATCTGATAAATATCATTCTTATCAATGATATAAACAGATAATATAGTGATAAGACTATATGGGATAGCATATATAAAAGAGAGGTAATTATGTTCCCGTTGTATAAAGGCCAACTAGAATATACAATGAAAAATATATTTTTAATATAAACCACTAATATATAATATCATGGCAACACTACAAATCACACCAAATCCAAAAAATATACCACTAATTATACTATTTACAATATTAATACTATCAGGTATATCAAAAAAATGTAATAGTCAAACACACTTCTATCCATCTATAACAATAGAACCAATAATTCAATTAATTGGATTAAGAGTTGATCTAACAATAGATAAAGTTGGATTTTTATCATCATATTCAATTGGTAAAGCTCCATTTGAAAATAATAATGAAATAAAACACAATCTATTTGAAGAATATCAATTTGGAATAGGGTATACATTTACAGAAATTAAACCAAATTTCAAAAGATTATTAATACTAAGTCCTATAATATCTTATAATAAAAAAGATCATAAATTTTATAAAATAGGATATGGATTTGCAGTACTACTAAAAATAAACAATAAATTTCATATAACAACAAATATAGATTTAAGATTATGGTCAACAACTATAGGATTTGGAATTAATCTATAATAAAAATGATTCAATAGCTCAGTTGGTAGAGCACATCCCTTTTAAGGATGGGGTCCTGAGTTCGAGCCTCAGTTGGATCACAACTTAATTAAATATAATTGTATAACCTTTAAATATATCACTATGTCACACAAAAATAAAAAAGATCGACGAATCTTAAAGAAAGTTAAACAAAGTTCTACTAAAGAAGAAATTGAAGTACTAAAACCAGTAGATAGACCAGTAGAGTTGGATGATGAATTATTATTATATTTCTTCGACGATGAAGACTATATCATAGACGAAGGAACACAACTTTATCATTAAAATATTACAATTTTTATTAGTGGTCGTAGTGAAGAGACTGGAATTCATCTTAGATGTACGCAGAAAATGCACTCCAGCCTCTTATTTTTAAATCTTTAATAATTACTATTATGCCAACTGAAATAATACAGTTACCAAATTATATGTATTGCTGCGATTACTGTAATGAATTATTTAACACTAAACATCAAGCAACAATCCATGAAAAAAATTGTAAATATAAAATAAAAGAACATGATGAACTTGAATCCTCAGACAATCAATAAACAAGAGTTAACAACTTTTGTAAAGAAATCAACTATAAGAAAACAAGTTAAACAAGAATTTATTGGTAAGATAGCAATCTTGTATAACTATGGAATAATTATAGAAGTTAAAAGAAAAGAAGATAAAAATAGTGAAATGCATATATATGATTATACTAATCATATAATTAATGCATCTTCTTTAGAAAGTGCTATTAGTCAAACTAAAAAAATAGCAAGAAAAAAATATTTTTCAGATACTAAGACTACTACGAATATTCCTATTATTCAAAAAGGATTAAATCTAAAAGAACGTCCTAATTGGACTAAAAAATTAAAACATCAATAATTCAAGAGAAGGAGTCAGTTAAAAACTGACAATATATTAATCAATAATGATTAATTGATGGTGTAACGACAGCATATCTCTTAATTTTCAAAATCTAATAAAATAAACGTAGTCCCTACTACGATTGATTACTAAATAAACAAAAACGTGATTGGTTTTATCAGGTTATAAATCAAACTAATAAAATCAAATAAATGAATTCAGCAGTAAAGAAAATAAATAACGAAATTATTAAAGAGATTCAAGAAGTAGATCGTAATATCTTAACTAATTCATTAGTAACTTCAGTAGAAGATATTAAGAATGGTTTCGATTTAATCTCTCAATTAAAAGCTAGTCCTACAGCTAGTAAAACTAGACTAGCAGAACTTGAAATGGATCTTTTTAATATTTTTGAAAAGAAAGTAAAACTTACAAAAGAGATCTTACAAACAGATAATATGTTTGTAAATTCAAATGAAGATATCACAAATCCTCAACAAAAACTTATATTTCCTAATGAAGGAAATAAAGTAATTCAAATGAATCCCAAGATTCCAGCAAGAAAAGAAAAAGTAATAGAAGAAAACAAAATTAAATATTTTGAAGGATATACAAGAAAAGTAATTTTTGGAACTCCAACAGAAATATCTAAGAAATTACAAATTCTTATACCACTTGCTGATACTGAAACTAAAATTGATGAAATTGCTAAATTACTTGTAGATGAAAATCGATATGAAGATGCACTAAATCTTTCTATAGATTTATTTGAAAAGTTCAATCTAATGAGTAGAGAAAAAGTAGAAGAAAGATTCATATTTGAAGTTCTTCCGCTTTATTATGGAGTTAAGTTAAGTGAAAATAAGGGATTAGAAAAGTTAACTCTAGTTAAATGGATTGAATTTCTTAAAGATGCTAAAGAATTGATAAAATCAAAAAGTAGCATTGTTAATATGGCAATTACAGATATCAAAAAGAATAAGTTTATTTCATTCAAGACTCAAATTGAATTAAATAAATTTAATAGTATTGATACATCAGTTGAAGATGATGTAATACTTACAATTGCCAAAGAAGTTAAATCTAAACCAGAAGATTTGGTTTATGAAGCAGTTAATAATACCGATGCTAAACTTCTTACCGAAATTAATAGAAAATTCATTATTACTGGAAAAATTGAAGATGCTGTAATAATTGAAGAGTCTAAAACCTGTAATCTTGCAGAACTTAGAAAAAAATGTCTTGAAATTCTTAAAGATAAAAATTTTAAAGGCGATAGATTTTTAACTGCACATAAATGTTTTGAAGATGGAATAAAATTAGTTACTGATTATCCATCAAAAGACGATAAAGAAAAAACATCTGTAATTTGGAATTTAATTAAAGAAGAGTACAAAAATACTTTAGGAGGTTCAAAACCTGAATTAACTGAAACTGCTTCTTCTACAGATAAAGAAAAAATAGTCGAAGAGGCTGAAAACAAAGCAATTGAACTTCAACAAAAAGAAGAATCTAAAACAAAAGAGGATAAATCTAATAACATTTCTTCTATTCCACCATTGAACGAATCAGTAGATATTCAAAAAGAATATCCAGAAATATGGGAAACTGCATGTATTTGTACGACTTTAAAAGATTTTAAAGATATAATTATAATGATATTATCCAATAAAGAAAAAGATATCAAATCTACATCTGGAAAATTTAGGACAAAATACATGATTGCATCTTTCTTAGCTATCCAATTTGTTAACAAAATTACAGAAAGTAAAGATTGGAATAGAGAAAAAGTTGTTAACTGGTTTATTGAGGTTCGAGATAATTACAAAAAAGAATTTGAAAAAGAAGATAAAGTTGTAAAAAGCCCAAACGTAAAAGAGTCCTCTGGTACACCAAAGGCAGAAGACTCATCAGAGAAGAAAGGTGGTAAATTGGGGGAAGAGAAAAATGGGAAGCAATCTACAAAGCAAACCCAGAATACAAACTCTTCAGCTGTTGTATCTTCAAATGTACAGAATGTAAAGATCTCTTCTTTTTCAAAAAAGAATGCAAATACCGATAAACCGGGGGAAGACAAAGGCCCTGCATCTCAAACTGCAACACAACAAACTGCTACTGGGAAGAATGCTGGGCAGAACAATGTACAAAACAAACCTGCTGGGGATACTATATCAACAGTTACTCCTACTGTACCATCTGCGAATACAAAAATAGATACAAAAGATGGTAAATCGGGGGAGTCAAAAGTTACTTCTGTAGAAAAAACTGGACAGAATATCGTTCTTACAACGGAGAACAAAACTGCGGAAGTAGTAAAAGATGTAAAGATTGTTGATAATGGAAAGGCTACTGGTGTAACGGGGGAAGATTCTGTACCTACTACCTCTTCTATAAAGAAAGAGGATGTAAAGAATGTGGTTACAGAGGATGTTGTGAAAACTATAGAGAATAAAGAAGGAGACTCCAAACTGGGGGAAGAGAAAAATGTTATCACAAACCAACCCATATCTGTTACAAAGGAGACCCAAAATGGTCAACAAATTGTTACTCCTTCAGAAACTGTTACAACTGTAACATCTCAAGAAAATGGCACCAAGGAAAAAGAAGAATTGACTGATATTCAAAAAAAATATAATATAGTAGCTAAAGAAAAGGATACTAATCGAATAAAGGCTATTATAGAAGATTTTCTTCTTGAAAAGGATTATAAAACTTTTCCAGAAAGAGTAAATGAATTTGCAAGTCAATATTTACCATTAAACAAAAAATGGCATAAATGTCCAAATAGTGCTGGAGGAAGAGCTGAAATGTTAAACTTTGTCATATCAACTATTAAGAAAAGTGACAAGCTTAAAGAATTAGAAGAAACAAAAGCTTACTTAGCAGATATTAAAGCTAAAGCAGATGCAGAATTTGAAGCTAAGAAATTAGCTGATGCTAAAGCTAAAGAGAAGAATAAGAAATAAATTAAGTCTTATAGTGATTTAATTTTGATAGAGAATGAACATATCAATATAATTGAATATAAGTAATTCTCTATCTTTTTATTAACTTTAAAATACTACGACTATGGAAAAAAAAGAAATTACAGTGATATCAAGAATAATTCAATTATCAAAAATAATTCTATCACTAAAATTAAACAAAAGATATTTAATTAAATCTAAAGAAATATCTTCAAGAACAGATATAAGATTAACTACAAGAGAATTTTATTATTCAATGATAGAAGAAATCGAAAGTAGACAAAGAGAAGTAAATAATCAAATAAAAAATCTTTTACTTCCTTTATTTCAAGATCATAATTTTGGATATATTGAATGGAACCAATGGGCACTTTCACAAAGAGAAATGCAGCAAGGGTTTATTCGACTTGAACTTGAAAGATATAGAAATCTCCTTGGAGAATACGTAGGAAATCCAATATATTATATACTATTTTTATCAGATTATCAAGATAAAGTATATAATATTAAAGAAGGGTCTTTATACTTAGAAAGTAACGTAAGTCCAATACTTTTAAATCAAAAAGATGTATTTGGAAATTACATAGATATTAATAGATATTTGAATAGTGATATCTGTCCGAGATATAAAACTTGTTCAATATCAACAAAAATACAAATAAAAATATGAAATATATATCAAAAGATAGTTTAAAATTATTAGAATATTTCTTCGATATAGAACTTGAAAAGTTTATACAAGGAGAAACTATTGGAACAGCATGTAAATATGCTCGTCTTAACGAGTGTAAAGAAGAAATAATAATCTTCATAGAATCTCATCCTAATTCAATATTTTTAATCAATAATACAGAAGACAAAAAATCAACAATGTCTTTAGTTATAGAAAATATTGAAGAAAAAAACGACCATTTAAAGGAATATACTATAACAATATCAGAATCTTGTGAAACATTTAAAGTTACAAGACAACTTGGATGTGTAGATTCTGAAATTCGAAAAAATATTCAAATAATCAAAGAATTTGAAAAATCAAGACTATAATGAAAAAACTAGTAAAATATCTAATAATAAATATCAGAAATTTCTGGAATGATATAGCAGCAGTTCAAGAAGAAAAATCAATTAAATATAATGATTTAATAAAAAGTGCTACTATGTTATCAATAGAATTAAATAACTATGATAACTATACTAATACTAACTTCGAAAAAAACAATATAGCAATATGTGCTAGTAATTCTATAGAATGGATAATAGCATTTTTAGGTAGTATATTTAATAATAGTACTATAATTCTTATACCTTCATTACAATCACATTCAAGAATATCACATATTTTATCTGTTAGTAATTGTAATATTTTAATAACAGATTTAAAAGATGAAGAAATAAAATCTTTAAAATTTAGAGGTATTGTTATACCTACTAAATACCTTAGATCTTATAATACAGAACAAACTCTAATTCCTAAAGAAGTAAAAGATAAAATAAGTATTCGACAAATATACAGAATGATTATTAAAAACTTCCAAATGAAGAGAATAGGACCTGATATAATAATATATTCCCCTAATGATTTAAAAAAGATTAAAATTTCATTCAGTGAAATACTTATCTTATTAAAGGAATTAAAAAACAAAGAAATATTCGAATCAAAAACTGAATATCTTTCTTATCCAACTTTCACATATAATTATGTAATTGGATTATTACTACCATTAATTAGTAATACAAGAATTATAATTAATTCAAGTATTATATCACATTACAATATACAATATAATATTGAAAAGTATAAACCACCAGTTATAATATTAAATGCATATAGATTTCTTCAATTGTACTTTAACTTTGTAAAATCTGAACCATTTAAAACTAAAGAATATTTAAGATCATTATGGAAATTTCTATACTATTTTCCATTTACACAGAAGAATATTCCATCTATAAATAATCTTATTATAAAAGAGAGATTATCTATACTATTTCCTAATATAGAGAAATTAATAATTCTTAATTCTTCTATAGGATTGTATATGGAAAAACTTTTAAAGAAAATAAATTTTCCATATACTGTAACTTACGGAACAGTAGAAACTTGTGGAATAGCAACTTATTCTGATCCATCTAATTTTAAATTAGAATCAGTTGGAAAATCAATTACTGGAAATGTTACAGTAATTGATAATATTATAATTCTACATAGAATACTTATAAAATTTAATACTCCATTAGATATTTCATTAGACGATTTAGGAATAAAAGATAAAGATGGAAATATATACTTTATATGCAGAACATCTGATTATAATACACAATCTAAAAGAATAGAAGAAGTATTAAGACATATTCCTTTTATTTCAGAATGTGTACTATATAAATCTTTAATTCCAAATGAAAATCCATATCTGTTAATAAATATAGATTATGACCAAGTTGAAAATGCAGAATTAACAGATAGTAGAGAAGTACTAGATATTATCAACAATTTTATCAAAAAATTATCTATACCTATCTCAAAAGTAATAATTTGGAAATCAGAATTTCCAAGGGATAGTTACGAAAGAATTCAAAAATTTTAAATTGGACGGTAAAGTATTATAGAACGATGTTATAAATAATTAGTAGCTATATAATACTATAGTAATACTTTGATTATACAAATTTGGGGTATTATTATTTATAATATTTATAATTCAAAACTAGTACCTATAAAAGATCTAAACGGTACAAGTAAAATATAAAATAGGCTTGGAGTATTAATATTCTTCACTCTAATCAATATAGTTGATCACAGGTGATTATAAAACTAGATTAGGTATCTAATATTATTTGAGATCCGGAAGATCTCTTATAAAGTTTAACTTTATAGCTCCAAGTTTATCTATTTTATATTTTAAAATTATCTTCTATATATAACATTATGACAACGATAGGGTGAAATTCCCGAAATTGTACTTTACTAAGGTTGTCGAAGAAAACCGATAGAGAGGAGTGATGGAAAAGGCCTTATCGGACTACTATTTAGAGTAAAACATATCTCTAAAGTATTTATCGACATATTTAGATAAATATAAATTTTAGATATAGCTTGTCTCGCTATTATTTAAGAAACAAGTAGTGGGGATTGACTAATTCCTAAATAATATTAGCCCATCTACTTAATCTTATAAGCTATGACTTATAATTAGGTGATCTGCGATTGACACTATACCTTTAGGTTAATATTATTAAGAACAGTAATCCTTTTGTATAAAAACTTAGGGAACCTGAAAGAATTCGATATTATAAGTATATACAATCCAATAAGATAAGGTTGATAGAAAGTTATTATGGAAAAAACTAGCTGACATTGTGCTAAGTCCAACTAACATAATAATGAAATGATGTAAGAGTTATATAAAGTCCTCAAGTCCAAATTGAATGAAACTTGTATAATAAGTTGATTCCCAGAAGGAACATCTGAATCTTTTTAAATAATTATTTTTACATACTGACGTTAGATATTAGATTCTATTATTTAAATATTATATCTTACCTGGGCGTAAAAGTCGTAAGAGAACCAAAATGACATAAACGGCGAAAGTAAGCCATACTGGATTTCAAATTGAAATATGGTCGTGGTACATTTAATATACAATAGGTTTTACTCTGGAAAAGTAAAATTAATTCTAATTATAATGGGCGTGAGTCTTACGCATCATATAAGCTCTGTTAGTCTAATACCATAGACTGAATAAAAATTCATTTGAGAGTAATTTTGCATATAAATGTATAAGTATGTATGTAGTTATTAGAAAGGGATTAGGTTGAAAAATACTAATGGTCTAATAATAACAAAATATACACTAAAATACAATAAACATTCTATAAAGAATATAAACTATCACATTATAGTAAGTAGTAGAGTATATCTCACAAATATATCAGATTTTAATAAAGTCTATACTTTACTAAACTATATAAGTAATAAGTTAAATAATGAATCATAACTAAATCGTAAATTTAGTGTTTTCGAACTGAAGTGAATTTGACTTATAACAATGTGGTATTTTACTACTTACTTTTTATGATAAAAAAAATAATAAATAAATTATTAAATATATTCTGTATAAGACCAATTAAAAAAATTACAGATAGAGAAATATATAATATATTAACACACTCAAAAATATTTTATATATTACAGAAATATCCATTAATTTGCAGATTATATTACAAAACTATATTTAATCCAATAAAATACAATATATTATGGCCATTAAAATATAATAAAAAGCTAAAAAATATAATTGGATTTAAATATTCAAAAACTCAAAAACATAGTAAAATGACAAAATACACACTACAATCTGTAAGATCTCCTAGTATTGTATTAGGAGTACCAGTAACAGACTTAGAAATAGGTGGAATTAAATTAGTGTACTCTGTATCTTCAAAAGAGTATCCTATAACAGAAATAGATAATAAAGAAATTGTTTTCTGGAAACCTTTTAAAAAATACTGGACAACAGATAAAAAAAGTTGTAAAAAAGGAGAATGGGGAAATGCTAGATCTCCATTTACAAATGTATGGTTACAAATACCTAGTGACTATACAGACTATGAAAAAGAACGTGATACTGCTATATTTCCTTATATCGTAGTAACTAATCCAAAATTAATCAAAAATTTAAATCTTCAGTCAAAGAAGTTTAGTATTGGTGATCAGAAAGAAAAGACTAAAAATGGATTTAAAAAGTGGATTATTATAACACTTAAAATGATCTGGTATTCAATAATAAATAGAATATTAATTAATCAAAAATCAAAATAAAATGTCAGAAAAAGAAAAAGATGATCTCTTATTAATAGGAGATGAGTATAATAAAGATAATTCAAAAAAAGAATGTCTTTTAAATGAAGAAAAAAAACCTAGTATGGCAAGAGAAAAAGATGATCTTGCTAAATTTTATACCCAACTCGGTCGCAATGGAGGTATGGTATATCGAATAGGTGTCTATTTAGTTAAAGATAAAGAAGATTCTTTAAAACGTAAAGAACGTAAAGAACTTATTGCAGTAGAATCTTTAACAGGATATACTATGGAAGATATCCAAGTTTTAGAAATTGATGCAAGATCAAAACCAGGGTATGTACATATTAATGGAACATCAGGTTTTGATATACCATTAGCTAACTTAGAAGGAAATTCTTCTAAATACTTCTATGATAGAAATGAAGCTATTAAAGAATGGAAAAGACTTAGTGAAATCGAACTCTCATTAGCTAGAGAAATTGCAAAAACTTCAGATGCAGCAGTTTCTTATATAAAAAGAGTACTTGATAAAGAACAATATTAATATAAATCAAATTATCTATTAATATATAATGAAAAAAATCATATATTCAATTGCAACAATTATTTTTGCATTTATTTTATCGTCTTTTATGTATCCTAATAATAGTAGAACTAAATATCAAGTTACTGATTCTACTAAATCAGTTAATATTAATGTAACTGCTAAAAATATTGGACCATATAAATTAGAGACAAATGCAAAATTTATGGAAGCTCTTGAATCTACTATTGAAGTTAATAAACATAAACTTATTGTGTTAAAGAGTTTAGAAAAAGAACCAATAGTAGAAAAAGAATATCTTCCAACAACACAAGAAATAATACTTCAAAAGTATGGACTTGGAAATGAGAAGTTTATAGTTAAAAGAATAAGAAACGATACTTTAATTAAAGTTCTAAGCATACTATGTATGGGGTTATCCGTATTTTTGGTAATAAAACGAATGAAGAAAAGTACTGACGATTGGAGATTAGTATTAACAAAAGGATTTTTTATATTTATATCCTTAGCTATATCTTATATAGTATCATACTATATTCTTTCATATATATTTAATAACGAGTTCTTAACAATGAAAGAACTTATTAATTTATTAATTTAATCCTATTTCATTCAACAAAGACGAAGGATTGTTGAATAAAACAAATTTTTCAAACAATTAAAAAGTCAAAAGAATGAATAAATGAATTCTATATTTAAAATTAACAAATTACGAAGAAAAAAACTTAAAGAAATACTAAAAACACTATTTCCAGAGTACAAATATATCTTTGTAAAAAATAATGGAGTAATAATATTTAGAAAGTATTGGTTCTTTACTTATAAATCTATACATATAAGTGAACTATCTATTACTGAAATACCTGAAAGATTATCAAATTTTAGACAAGGAGATAAAGAGTATACTCCAGTCTATAACCAATATCTTGAGTATATAATTCATTACAAAATAAAAAATGTAATTGATTATCTATACTCAGAATTTTTAAAGGTAAAAAAAGATTCAAGACTTACAATATTAGTTGAGAATGCTAAACTATTACTACCTGTAGCTACCGAATATGAAACAATTGGTTCAATAATAACTCAAGAGAAACAAATCAAGAAAAGACCAATTTATTATATTAATTCTAAAAAAATTAGAATAATACAAAATTTATATGAAACTCTATTAAAAGAGTCAATTATTGACAAATTTGAAAGAGCTAAATACCTGATACATCAATAATAGGGATATTGTTGTGTTAGCCAATCACGAATTAGACTGAGATTATTAGTCTCGGTCTGAAGACAATACTGCTACCTTCACGATGGTGTCTTCGTAATAGTATCAAATCAAAAAGATACTAATAAAGCTATAATCAAAACATAGAAACAGAAGCGGTAAAGTTAGTTTATAAGTCAAAAAGTAACCAATCAAAGGGAATTACGTAAACTACAATCGGATTTAGAATAACAAATCCATAGTATTAACGAAATTTCTTAACATGAAAAACTATTTAATAATGTTCTTGTTATCTCTATTTAACAATGTTTTTGCACCAAGTTTTCCAATTGAATACCAACAAAAAGTAGCAAAAGAACAAGTTAAAATAGAATCTCTTAGAAAGTATCAAATGATTGAAGAGAAGAAAATCTATGAAGATTCAATCACTCTAAAATCACTTAAAATGATTAATAAATTTACCAAAGAAGAACAAACAAAAATCAGAGAAATCTGTGAGAGACAAGAAATAAAAACAAAATGGTTATATAAAATCTTTAGTATAGAAAGTG